GTGCCAGTTCGAGAGCCTGTGTGGGAGTGGAAGTGGGAATACGTCGATACGCAGACCGGCCGCGTCGAAGAGACGCCGATCTGGATGACCGATGACGAGGCGCTCGCGGACTGGCACGCCTATGACGATCCGCGCTCACGCAAGATCGAAAACAGCAAGCGGGACCGGTTGCTGTCGAACGAGCCGCTGGTTGAGGCGCCGGCCGGCAACGTGGACTGGACACGCGAGCGGCGGCGACGGGCCGAGCGGTGCCGATACGGCCTGCCGCCCTTCGTGACGCCGCTATACGGCGAACTCCGCAGGATCTGGAGCGCGCATCGCGACCCTGACGTGCGAAGGCTCGCCCTTGAGGTTCAGACCGGACGGTACGCGATTTCCGAATTGCAGGCGATGACGGCCGAGGAATATTTCTATCTCACCCGCCGCTCGGCCACGCTGCAGGATGCGCAGAAGGCACTCGCGCGGATTCGACACCGTCTCAACGTCGAACTGGAGCGCATCGGTCCGGTCACGTCGGCAACCACGCCGCGCACCATAAAATAAACAAAAATGCTTAATTTTCCCTTGTTAATTTAAACACTTTCGTTTAATATCTCTCTCATGTTCACAACACGGAGGGGCGGTGAAGACAAGTGAATTCAGGAAGTGGTTAGCCGAGCAGGGTGCGACTTTCAAGGAAGGCGCAGGACACACGAAGGTCTACCTGAACGGCAAGCAAACCACCCTTCCGCGACACGCCGGGGAACTGAAAGAAGGCACGCGGAAAGCGATCTTGAAGCAGCTAGGTCTCAAATGAGGAGCAGCCCCGAAAGGGGCTGTTCCCACCGACCTCTCAACACATGATGGAGTCAAATATGTTGCGGTATCCAGCATCGTTTGAAGCGGACGACGGCGGCGGTTACGTGGTCACGTTCCGCGATATTCCGGAAGCGATCACCCAGGGCGATACGCTCGAAGAGGCCCACACCATGGCGGCAGACGCGCTGCTCACGGCGATGGATTTTTACTTCGAGGATAAGCGCCCGGTACCGGCCCCGTCCACGCCGAAGCGAGGCGAGGAACTGATCGCGCTGCCGGCCAGCGCGTCGTCCAAGGTACTTCTGCTTAACGAGATGCTTGAGCAAAAGGTGACGCCGTCCGAACTGGCGAGGCGCATGAACACCAGCCCGCAAGTCGTCAACCGGATCGTCGACATTCACCACGCCACGAAGATCGACACAATCGCCGACGCGCTAGAAGCCCTGGGCCGGCATCTGGAGGTCAGCATCGCCTGACGGTGATGCGGCAGGCAAAATCGCGACGGCCGACGCGCTCATGGCCGCCGTGAGCCTGCCGACCACAAGATCGATGTCGTGATCGCCGAAATCGAGTCCGCCCGGCCATGCGGCGGTATCGATGATCCGGCTACCCCCGTCGAACAGATGAAGCATCGGCCCCGGCCGGTGAATCCAGCGGCTGTCGAGCCGCGGATATCCGAACCAGACGTCCGCTCCGTTTCCGACGATCACGAGATTCGCCAGCTCGGCAGCGTATCGCTGGTAGTACGCAAGATTGGCCCCCTTCGGCGGCTCGAAAGCATGCATGGCACCGATCTGCGCCGCCGGAACGAACAGAGGCGTGTATGACGTGCGCCATCCGCCCAACGAATGCCCCTCGACATTCCAGACCGTTCCGGCCGGCACGAGTGACGTCGCCCATGCCCAGATCTCCGCACAGCCCGCATACGCGCCACGCGTGACCTGTACGCCGCCGCCAAGGTCCACCGCAACCACGTCGATATCGTCGAACAGGTCGCCGAATTTCCCCGCGCTGAACCGCGTGCCGCTGATCGACAGATAGACGCTTCCCGCAGCGTCGCGCGACAGGACGGCCTGGCTGTCACCGTCCCGATACTGGCCGATCCACGAGCAGCCTAGCGCCTCGAAAGCCGCTCGGGAATGCGCCGGGTCGATGACGTAAGCCGCCCTCGCCCGGCGCGCGGCCGCCAGAATCGCGGCCACATCCATCATTGGCTCGCGGCGATCGGTGCCGATGCGGCCGTGGGTGCGGTCGCTAGCACTGCGGCCGTGCTCGGCGTGCCATAGACTGCGAGCCAGTTCGACAGCGCGAGCGACGCCGCGCCGAGCGCGAGCCGGATGGTCGCCTGCGTGCCGGCATCGATCGGAAGCAGCGATACGAGGCCGATCGCCTGAGGGATCACGGTGTTCACGAGGCTCTGAGCATTCGTCGGGTCGAGCGTCGCGACGGCCGTGCACAGCTTGCCGTTGTCCGCAGCGAGCAGCGCCAGATTCGGATCAGCCGGGATCGACGCGCTCAGATCAAGCAGCACCGGCTGGACGACGGCGCACGCCTTGACGACGTTGGCCTGCGCCTGCGCGGCGAGGATTGCGAGATTCTGTTGCTGGGCCGATGTGCAACCGGCCAGAACGATGAGAGCAGACGTGGCAATGCCTGCCGCGAGCAGCATGAGTTTCTTCATGGTGAGAACCTTCGGGAGAGATGCCGCGATTGCGGCGGGTTGGTTACTGCGGGAGGGACTTCAGAAACGCCAACGCGCGCCGAGCTTCACCTTCGTGCCGGCAGCGTCGGAGTGCGTGATGGAGAGGTTGAGTTGTGTGCTCGGCGGAATTTCCGCGTACGCCACGCAGCAGGACACGTCGTAGGTATTCGGGTTGACGACCGGCAGCACCTGGACGTGCTCGACGACCGTGCAGCCCGCCAGTGCCGCAACCAGCACCGCAGCGAGTACACGGCTCACTGCAATGTCGGCGCGTCGCCGCCTACGTCCTTCGGCGCGGGCGCCGGCGGGAGCGCAGCAGGTACAGCAGCAGCGGCCGCAGTTGACGTGTCGGCTGCCGGTTGAGCAGGCCCACCATCGCCGCTCGTGGCCGCGCCGCGGCGTGCCGAAACGTGGGTGCCGAGCCAACTGAGACCGGCGCCGAGTGCCAGCACATACTCGCGTGCATCGGCCTTGCCGAGCAGCACCAGCGTGCCCCATACCGCATACAGCAGCACTGCGCCGAAGAAGAAAAGAAACGCATTCATCGTTACCTCGCTGAAATGAAAAACCCGGCCGAAGCCGGGCTGGTGAGAAAAAGGGAATTGCGATATGTCGGTCAGAATTACGTCACAACGGGTTCATCGGGCATGACACCCGTTTTCATTGCTGTGTACAGGCGCTTGGCACGGTCGCCTACCTGGCTGAACCATTTGCTGTTGCGCATCTCGTAGGCGGCCGTGTTCCAGTTGCCCGACTGCGCGGATGCGAGCATCTTCCGGAAGCCAAGCAGCCCCGTAACGCCCAGGTTGAACGCCATGTTCGCGAGCACGCGCTGACGGACCTCATCGAGCGAGCGCCACCACGGCGCGCGCGCGTCCAACTGCTGGAGGGTCGCCGTGATGTCGGTGGAAAGCAGATCGTCGACCTGTGCATCCGTCAGGGGGTATGTCCAGCCAGTTGGCAACGGCGCGACCTGGAGGTTATGCCCGACGCCAACCGAGAGCACGCCCAGCGGATCGTCGTACGGGCGATAGAACACGCCCTCGTCACGCCGCAGTTCGGCTTCGAGGAGATCGAGGTTCATTCGTGCCTCCGCCGACGCGGGAAAATCCGGTCACGGATCTGCAGCACGAGCAGCACGATGGTGAGCGCGCCGACCCACCACGAGATGTCGTGCCCGTTGATCCACGTCCAGATGCTGACGGCCGCGCCGCCCGGGATCGCGATAGGTGCAGTGGTGCTTGAAACGGCGGCGGCCGCGCTGGCGATCAGGTCTTTGCTCATTGGCTTCCCGAAATGAAAAAAGCCGCCCGAAGGCGGCTAGTGATTGTTCTTGACGATCAGACCCAAAGGGTCTAAATTTATCCGCAGAGGTAGCGCACCGCGCCGCCCGACATCCCGAAAGGACGTGACATGAAACTCACTTTTCGCTCGCGCGCGCCGCGAGCAACCTCCCATGCCAATTCAGTACACGGCCCCAAGCACGCATATGCTCGCGGCACTCAAACAGGATCTCGGCCTGACAGGCAAGCAAATGGCCGATCTGTTCTGGCTTGCGGGCGATCATCAGTGGCGGAAGTACACGGGTGGCGCGAATCCGAGAGAGCTGAGCCCGCACATGGCATTCGTTGCGGCAGCGAAGCTCGTGCTACCACCCGGCGAGTTCGCGCGCGTCATCGCGAAGATGGCCGAATTCGGAGCATACGTACAGGAAGTCGATGGAGAGCCGCAGCCATAGCCATGACGCTCGGCTGCACCGCGGCGGCGCTGAGCGCGTGCGGCGGTGGAAGTGGTGGATCACCGGCCACTACATCGACCAAACCATCTACGTCCGCGCAACCGCTGTCATGCGCTTCCGTCCTCGCGCTTGGTACGCCGCTCACTCCGAAATGCCACGTGACGATCGCATTCGTTCACGACAGCACTGGTTGGGGCGTCGACATTGACGACACGGGCAACGAGCAGCAAGCCCCGGGGATCGGGAACGGCATCGCCGGTCGTGCCAATCCGACGCCGGTTCAATATCTGCAGTCGCGAGCAGATTCGGCTAGTGGCCCGGGCGTGGCCGGAATCATCGACCTGTCCATACCTGGCAGCACATTGCCTTCGATGCTGAACGGCACACCGCCATCCATTGCGCCGCTCGCGACACAACTTGCCGAATTGCCTGTGCATGCGGATGTCGTCCTGATCGGCCAGCAGATCAATGATCAGTACGTGCTCAATGAGTCAGTCGCGCAGTACACGGCGTATATCCAACAGGCAATCGCTGTCGTCGTCCAGTACGGCGCCATACCGGTCTACATGGAGCCGAATCCGATCTCTCGCTCGGACGCGAACTATGCTCAGACCAACGCGATGGTCTATGCTGCCGATACCGCTTTCGCCAACGCAGGCTTCCCGGTGCTCGGCAACCTGTCCGAATGGGAGAACAACACAGCACCCCCCAGCGCGTCACCGTGGAACATCGCCTGGATGAGTAGCGACGGCGTTCATCCGAACGATGCAGGTTATGCGGTGAAAGCGTCGAACTACTGGAGCGGCGCGCCAAGCATGATGGGCACTACGACCAGCTTGCAAAGCGTGATCAATGGCGTGCTTTCAGGGATCAACCCATAATTGGCGGAACACTCGTCGAGTAAATGGGGTGGGTACTGAAGTAAGGTAATATGGATGCCTCAGAAAACAGGTGCTCATAAGTTATGCCAGAGACCATTACTTCTACCCACAAGGACTCGGTGAAACCAAATAGTCAGTGGGCCATTTTGGCGGCGACGAGATTCGTGCTGTCACTATGCGTGGTGATCATGCATTCCGGGATTGTTGCCCCTGGCTACTTTATTCAAAGGCACTTTGGGGCTACGGGTTACCCAGCCGTATTCGGATTTTTCATGATTAGCGGGTATAGCATCGCCTCCAGCCTGAAGGCGCAGCCAGAAGGATATTTCTGGAGGCGCGTGAGGCGCATCTACCCGACCTATCTGTGTGCGCTGGCCTTTTCAGTGGCTATCCTTCTCCCGCACCCGCTGCACCTTCCTTTCGGCCAGGTGTTGCCGGTTGATAGCTGGAAAACCATCGTTGGAAACGTGTTCATGATGCAAGGCATCCTCGTTCCCTCGGTTCTCGGAGACGGCGTCGTATGGACGCTTTCTATCGAGTGGTGGTGCTACATGCTCGCGATCCCGCTAATCAAGCGCGACGTCAAATGGAGCATCGCCTTGACAGCAGTATCGTTTGCCGCGCTCATGGTCTATATGCACAAGCGCGGCTACATCGGCGGCGCGGCGGACATGCCGCTGCATGCCGTCAGCCTTATTGCACTTGCATGGGGATGGCTGACCGGCTTTACGTTTTACCGGCGTCCTACGAAATGGAACTTCGCCATCATGACCCTGTTGCCTCTGCTCATGTTCGAGATCGGCGAGCGATTCCCGCTGGCGTCGGTCGTGATCGTCGCTTCGGCGCTCGCTATCTACTTCGCCAAGGAAATCCACATCAAAAGCGAAACTGCCGAACGCATCATGAAATGGCTGGGGAATATGTCTTATCCCCTGTACCTGTTTCACCCTCCGTTGCTCTACATCCTGGCGTCGAAGGGAATCATAACGAACGGCGATTCTCTGATAGTAGCGATTGTGATCATCGTGGGTCTCGGTTATTACGTTGCATGCCGATTTATCGATGCCATCGGTAGGGCAACATCAATCGTCATGCGACGCAGCAACGCATAATCAAAACGCTTTCGATACAGCGCCACCAGCCCCTCTGCAACGCCCACGCAGTAGCACTATGACCAAACGACTGTCTGCACCGCGCTGACGGATGTCGCCGCATTCACTTGAGACTTCAGCGTTTGAAGTTGCTGGAATGCCGCCCATCCCTGCGCCAGCATCGCCGCATACAGTCCCTTCAGGTCGGCGAGTGCGAACGGTACTTCGGTGTTGTCCTCTGACTTCCAGTAGAACCCCGCCGGTACCGCGCCCGCAAAGTTATAACCATTGGCCGCAAGCGACAGAGTTTCCTGGCTGCCGCTGTCGGCCTGAAATGTCTTCGTGACGCCGCCTGCAGTGGTGAAACTGACAGCTGTCTGAATCGCAGCGTTATAAGCCGCCGTCACCGCCGCGATCTGCACGGCCTGAGCTTGTGCGAGCGTCAAGACCGGCGCCGAATAGGGAACCACCGTCACCTGATTGTCCGTAATAGCCGCTTGCAAGGCAGCGAACGCATCGGGCGTCGCTGTCGGGTCGATGTGATAGGGATAACCTCCCAGCGTTGCGTCATACCCGTCCACGGCCGGCGTCGCGGACTTTTCTGCGACAGTGGCGTCAAAGCCCATCTGTGCAAACGTCATCGTTTCGGTCGTCATCACATGATCCTCTGTGCAAAGCCCTGGCAGTAATTGCCGGACGAATTGAAGATAGTCGTGCCACCGGCTGCGATGCCTGTATTCGAATTCTGGTTTGCACCGCCCGTAGCATAAATTTGGATGCTGTAAAACCAACTGCCGCCCGAGGGAAGCGCGTAGGAGTTCGATGCCTGAATAGCGATAATCTGTCCAGGTATCCCGCTGATGCTGTGAGGCCTGATATCGCTGCCGATTTGGCCCGCGCCACCGACGCCGTTATAGCTTGCACCGTCGCATTCGAGCGTCACGGTTGTGGCAGGCGGAAGCTGGATGCTCGTGACGGCACTACCGAATGCCGTATTGAAGTTTGTGCCGTTGACAGTAATGATACCCGTCGAACTATTGAAGATGGTAAGCCGCTTGGACTGGTTGCCGGTCGGTGATGGCAGCGTGACAGTAAATCCCCCTGCGTTGCCGGCCGGCGGTTGCAAGATATTGCCGAAGGCCGACGCCGTAAGCGTGACGTTGCCCGTGATGCTCATCGTACCTTGGTACGAGTCAAGCTGATCGTACCGTGCGGCCTGCTGCGTGCCGGTCGCCTGTGCGATTTGCAAACCACCGCCGCCCGAAGCGACGAGCACGGCGGTATTGCTGCTTGCCACGTAGAACGCTTCGTACATTGCGCCCGCAACGATTTCACCGCCCTGCAACCCGCCGACCGCGCCGACCAGCGAGATTGCGCCGGCCCCGGCATTGATCGTCGTTGGCCCCGTGTTTGTCGCCGCCGCCTTGAAGCGCAGCGGTTGTCCATCGACATATGCGGTCAGAGCTGGCGAGAGCGCGATGGTAATGGCATTCGCAGTGCCTGTCGCAACGGCATAGTTCGATGTGCTCGATTGCACCTGACCGAGTTGTGCGGCGTGTGCGACGGCGGTGGCGGAGGCGACAGCAATCGGGTTGTACTGAAGACTGCTGATGCCGAACAACCCGTATTGCGCCGATCCATTCTTGATCAGAAATACGGTGTCGCCCGGATTGATCGCAACCGTTGACAGAGTGTTCGCACCCGTACGGACAACGTCCGTACCTTGTGTCAGAAGATTGAATACTGCCGTTGCCGTACCGTTCGAAAAGGCCAGTACAGCGCCGAAAGGAAGGGTTGACAGAACCGGCAGCGTGATCTGCACGCCATTCGTGTTACATGCGATAGCAGAACCGATATCGGCAACGGTAAGCGTCGTATTTGCTGCAATGACCTGTGAAGTGCGCAGCGAACCCCATGCCGCAGTCAACTGCGATAGCTGCACGGCGTGAGTCGGCCCCGTTGCAGGTGCTACCGGCAGCGCGATAATTGCAGCGGTCGACATACCCATAGGACGCCACGCGCTGGCGCTTACCTTGGTGAAGCTGACGGTTTGTCCGGGCTGCAGTACGAACGAATTAACGTTCGTGGCACTCCCCAAGTTGAACGCGTCCGATCCTGTCGTCGAGATAGTTGGTCCCTGAGCCGACGACGTATTGGAAAAAGTCAGCGTATCGCCGAGGTCAAACGTGGACAGCGCTGCCAGCGTGTACGAAAACGAACCTCCTGCAAGAACAAATTTGCCAAGGTAGGTGCTGTCGATCACCGCCCCATTTGCCGGGGAAACCACACCGGAATAGGAACCTTGAGCCGACTCCATCTGCTGCAGTTGCACTGCGTGCGCGGCCGCCGTCGCCGCTCCCACGGCGATCGGGGCATATTGCAGAGCGTTTATGCCGATCAACGTCCATCCGCTCGATAGCGTTTTGCTCAAAATTACCGTATCGAGCGGGTTCATTGTGGTGGACGTGATGGTCGAAGTTCCGATATGGATCGTATCGGAACCCTGACATGCAATTGACCAACTGTTGATGCCGGAAAGATTCGCAAAAGCAATCAACGCTCCGTTCGGAACCGAACTCGCCAAAGGCAAAGTAAGCGTGATCCCGGAGGTTCCCGACACATTCAACGAGCCGTTCGCAGATGCTTGCAACGTGGTTGATGCGCTATAAGAGTTGAGCGCATTGAAGCTGCCTTGCGTCGTTCTGGTGGTCGCCAGAATCGCAGTTTTCAGATTGGCTAACAGCGTCGCTGTCGTCCCATCATCAATCGCCGGATTACCGCTTTGTGCAACGATAAATTGTGCAAGCACCGCAGACATGATGCTGGACTGACGCCATACCTTGTTCAGCTGCGCCGACAGCGCCGTTCCCGCCTGGAAACCGGTAGACAATGCAGGCAGATTCGCATAGTCGGACTGATCCAGCACATTTGCACCGGCCGCAGTCGCGAAGGGCAGAAAGTCATTTTCGATAGCCATTAATGCCTCGGATAAACAAAAAGCCACCGCTGACGGTGGCTTTCGTTGAAGGATGGTGGGGAATTAAAGCTGCGTGGCCCACGCGCCGGAATCGAATCCAGCAACAAACGTGTTGTCCATGTCGAACCCAAAAATGGGCGCGCCCGTTTCGGACGTCACGAGGTAGTAGCTGACACGGACGCCGGCTGGCTTTATCGGGATGTAGCCTCCCGAAAGGAGCGCGAGGAAAAGTGCGCTCGGCACGACACCGGCCACGCAAATACCGATCGACATATCAAGGTTGTCCTCGATAAAGATCGACGCGCCACCCGGGAAGATGCTTTGCAGGATCGACACCGAAGATTCGAATGTGCCGTCCCAGTGATTCGCCGCGATCTTCGCGCGGATCATCAGTCGATACGTCTCATCGTCCAGCTCTGTCACGCCGGTCGACGGATCGAAAGGCCCCATCCAGACGCCCTGATCGAACCCGAGGCCGGGCGTATCCAGCGCGAAATACACACCGGTCAGCGGAGTTTTCACGCCGCGCCCCAGCCCGATCCATTCGCCAACGACATCCAGTTGGTCGCCAACTGCCTCGTCAAGATCGAACTTCGAAGGCATGCCGCCCAGCACATTGATCTGATCGACCAATGGCCCGACCAGCGCAGCCACCGTCGCCATGAATTTCGGGGCTTGCTGGTGCTCGGATGTGATCAGGCCGGTGTAATCAGTGATCTCGGCCATGTCCTAGCTCACAGTCAGTTGCACGTTGGCGAGCGAGCACAGCGCCGCTTCGTTGAACAGCAGCGCCACATCAGGTGATCCAGCACCGCGCGGGCCGCTCAACGTGAGACTCGTGATCCGGAAGGTGTTGCCTCCGCTCACACCCTTGGCGGCAGACACGCACGAGTCCCATTCCACGTTCCCCGAATCACCGCCGCCGATCTCGATGCCGTTGATGTAATCGACAACGGCCTGCTGTAACGCTGTGCCGGTAGCCGAGGTGTAAGCCGGGAGAGCCTTGATCGCAACCGCAACAGAAATCGTTGCTGCGGCGGGCCGGAAGAAGTTGATCTGCAATGGCCGCCCATACGGATCGGTCGTGATCTGGCTTGTAGTGCCGTACGTGCCGGTGCCCGGCGTCTTCTTGAGGCAGATGGCGCTTGCGATTTGCGCTGCGTCTCCGCCTTCCACGACCAGCGAGATCGTATGTGACGGAAGCCCGTTGTCATCAGTCTCGTCGGTGTCGTTCTCGAACGCGATGCAGCGCGTCACGCCAGCGATGTTCTGCACCGCGCCGATGATGCCGTCGAGCACTGTTAGCGAAGGATTAGCTGTCGAGTGCGTCTGCCGCTGACGCAGCGCCGCATCCGATTCCACCGGCGCGCCGACCGAAGCATCGCTTGCATTCGTGACCGACTGCCATCCGCGCATCGGAGTGCCGATCTGGTTGATTGTGCCTGCCGGTGCCATGATTGCGCCGATAGCCGTGCACGTTGCCGTAACGATGATCTGGCCGGTAGCGGGGATCGTGACAGAGGCAGGAAGCGTCCACTGGTTGCCGTTGGCGTCTTTCGCGATACCGTTGTTGATCGGCGCGCCTGCCTGACCGACGATTGTCAGGTCGGCACTCGAATATGAGGCTGCTTCGCGACGGATGCCGTTGATCTTGACGTTACTCGACAGCGCGGCGCCTTGCGCGGAGTTGGGGCTGAACGACTGGTAGACCGCAATGGCCACGGCGTTTGAATCGCTGATCGCCTTGGCAAAAACCGCGAGTAACTGGCCGTCCTTACTATCCGGCTCCAGATACACGTCCGCGCCGTAGATCGCCTGCGCGGACTGCTGCAATGACGCCAGAATGTCCGCATAGGTCGGTGCGGTGATGCCGCTGGCACTGATGGTCGGTGCGAGAGTCGATAGCGTCACAGTGTTGCCTGTACCGTGGTTTGTCCGTAGATCGTGTCGATCGTCACTGCGACGGATAGTGCGCGCGTATCCGGGTCATACGAACTTGAATAGTTGCCGAGCGCCGTCACGCCCTGCGTGCCGAGAATGCATTGGCGGATGGCCGGATCGGCGGTCGCCATCGTGTTCTTGCCGAGTACCTGCGTCTGCCATGGCATGCCGGCGGTCGTGTCAAGAAACCATTCGCCTTGTAACAGTCTCAGGCGCGTGAGCACTGCCTGCGCAACGGCGTCGGGTGTGTTCACGAGGAAGTCGTCCGCCGACCCGCCGAAGACGTAGTCGCCGTCAGCGTCCTGTTTTCGGTATCGCATCGCAGCCTCAGAAACGAAAAACCCGGCTCGGGGCCGGGTCAGTTGAAAGCCAGGGAGGGCTGGAGCTTTTCGGCGATGGCGCCGAGCCGTTCCGCGAGCGGGGGCTTTCGCCGCTTGTGCTCGTTCAGTCCCTTCCCGCACAAGCTCGCAAACTTGTCTTGAGCATCGACGGCCGCCTTGGCCTCGAACCACTCCTGGATCAGCGACTGCGACGCCTGGTGCGACTCGATGATGTCGAGCACCCACCGGCGGAACACCTGGGCCTTGTCGGTACGCGCGAACATGGCGATCAGATGGGCACCGCGGAGGCTGAAAACCCGTGCCATCGTCTTGTTCAGGAGCAGACCACCGTTTTGGGGGTCTGCCGTCTCGACCATCACCAGCGCGGTCATCGACTCGGTGAATTCGATCCGATGTTTGTCGTAGATCCGGGTAACGGCGTCCGGACGGCTATACCCGAGCGCGCGCGCGATATCGGCGGCGCTCGCCCACTGCTTTCCATCCTGCTCGATCAAACGGATCGACTGGTTCTGGAACATGAGTTCTTTCATCATTCACTCCGACCCGGGAATGAGGTGACCGCGGCAGGCGCGCCCGGGAACGCGCGCTTTTCGCCCCGTCGGGCTATCCGTGGTCATGAAACAAAAAAAACCCGGCGCGCGGCCGGGCTGGTGACGGGTGCTGCAACGGTCAGTTGACGGGGCCGGTGCTGCCCGGGCCCGGCTCGACGCCGGCGTGGGTGTGTCCGTCGTCGATCCGCTTGCCGTTCGAGGTCAGCGAGCCGATGAAGTTGATCGCCCCGGTGATGGTCGCCGCCGCGCCGCTCGTGGCACTGCCGACGAGGCCCGCAAGGAACGTGAACAGTCCCTTCACCGTGACGGCACCGGAGAACGTCGATTGGGGTGAGTCCACCTCCACCGAACCGGACGCCGTGAACTTTTGCGTCGGGGCCACCACCTCGAAGCCGCCGGGAGCAACGATCTTTACGGTCTGTGCGATAGGGTTCAGATCGAAGTACGTCGAGCCGTCGTCGCTACGCAATTGTGCGGAAGTCGTGCTGACGCCCGACAACGCGCGCGGCACCGAACGAAATCCCAGCAGCGCGAATCCATCCGACAGGTCATGCATGCGCATCTCGGCCTGCTCCTGCACACCGCCCGATTGCCACCATCCGTCGATACAGCGCGAGGCGAACACGATCAGGCATTCATCGCCCTCGGCCACAGGAAAAGTCAGCGTGCAATCGCCACCAGCCGGAAACTGCACAGGGCAATCGGTCAGCAGCGGAAGCGCTACGCTGGCCACCGCTCCGTCCGTGCCGCGGACTTGCGCCTTGATTGACGGCTGCACAGTGACGCGCGGCGGATTGTCGACGTAGGCCTGTATGATCCCCGGAAGCGCTGTCCATACGCCGGCCTGATGGCCAGCCAATACCGATCGCATCGAAGCGAGGGGATCGTCGATGCGTTCTTTTCTGTCCATGAAGGAGGAACGATGAAGAAGTTACTGATCGCCCTATCGGCGGCGCTTGCGTGTCAGTTCGTACAGGCTGCCGACACATCGATCGTCTACGTCATGCCAAAGATCAAAGTCGGTCCCGGCTCGACGATCCGGCATCAGGATGCGCTTTTCGCGTTGACGAGCAAGCCATGCGGGCTCAATCTCCGCGATGCCAAATACATGAGGTCTGCTGCGATTTTCCTTCTAGATCACGTTGAAGAAGGATGTTGGGAGCAAACCGATGATCCAACCGGATCCGAGGTGCTTATCGTTGGCCGCGTACAAAATCCATTTAAAGCAACCGCAATGAGCATGGTGAAAGCGCGACTCATACCGCACACATGGGATAGCCAATATATCGGCCCCGCCATGACACAGGAAGAATACGACGCCAACATCCAGAAATGGAAACAGTCGCTAAGCAAGTCGTACCAGCCCGACTGAACTGAGTCAGCCGTAGGGGTTGATAACGTTTTGCGTTGGCGGAATCGGAGCGGTTGCTGATTTGTTGGCCTTATCCAATAGACTCAAGATCTCTGGGCTCCCCGACGCATCAACGGCCAGACACACTACATCGGTGTACCACTCATTTCCACGTGTATCTCCGGTGTGCCCGTTGGTCATAACCAAGTAGAAGCCATCCCCGTTTATCTTGTTCTGCTGTGCAGCGGCAAAGTTATCAGGCTGACTGTTCAGATTCAGCGAATACTCGTATCTCTGGATGCTCGAATTGTCGAGCTGGATCAATCGGCCGATCTTGATCATCGGGTTCAGCAACATCTTCACGCTAATGCCGTTCTGCGTTTGCTCGGGCATCCCAATCATGCCGGTCGCGGCATTGATGACCGGAATATCGCCTGGTACGTAGGAGGTCATCGGCGCGATCTGCACCTGACCATCCTGGATTGACCAGAGCGTGTCGGTCGACTTCTCGAACTTGGTCAGGAAGTCTCGGGCCATACCGAACATGACCTTGCCGCGCGGCAGCGGATTATTCGGCAGGTTGTCCGGCACATAACCCTGCGTCACACCGTATTTCCCCATCGCACCTACGCAAGCGTTCAGATGATCGCGGACAGTTGAACCCGCGGCGAGCGTCGTGTTGACCACGGCGAAGTTGTACGCCATGTCGCCATCGGCGGCAGTGATATCGAGGTACGTGTCGGTCGGCGTCTCGCGTCCCCGTCGCACCTGAATCACTGTACCGTCGAATATCACGCCGTAGTTGCCTTCATATCCGGCCTGAAGAACGACTCGGGTGTACTCCTTCTCGATCTGCTGCGCCGTATCGGGGGACACATTGTAAATGCGGATACGCGCCGAGTTCGGTGTTTGCAGATCGCCGCGCTGTACATGGAAGACGAACCGGAGATCCGACAAGCCGATCGCCAGCCCGCCGGACTGACCTATGACCAGTGAGGCCTTGCGAATCCATTGCGTCGTGCTCATCAGTCTTCCGTTACCCAGTAGAGATGCGATCCGATGCCCAGATCATCGAACGTCGGCACGTTGTCCGGGTCATCCGAACCCTGAACCCATAGACCACCTGTGAAGCCGAGATAACCGTACTGTTCGAGCAGGTTCACGCCGGTCACTAGCGGAATGCCGCCGATGATAGGGTTGCCGTTCCGGTCCGCAATGTCGAGCACCCATCCGGCACCGCCCGCTTGCCGGTACTGCACCGTCAGTTGAAACACGACACCACTCAACGTGATAAAGAACGTCTGCGGCGCAGGGTTGAGCGGGATCTCGGTGATGTTCATAGGGTGAACGTGAATTTGCTTGGCGGCACAGAACCACCCGGGGCTGGATTGCCCGGAATTGCCGATTGCGTTCCCGCGTTCGCAGTCTCGGCTGTGGCCGCCGGGTTCGCCTGGTTCTCGGTGGGCGGCAGCGTGGTCGATTGCGTGGTGACGATGAAAATCTCACGACAGGTCGCCGCGACCATCAGCACTTCGTTTGTTTTCGGGTCAGTGGTGGCCGACAGGCTCGTCATCAGCATGTTCTGGTACATGCGCCGCGATGTCGTGACATCGAATACTTTTCGCGATGCCTGAAGCGCGAGAAGTTGGCTATACACCTGGCCGACGTAGCTGCTGTCAGTCTGCTGGTTGCCTGCGGCACTGCTACCGGTGGACCCATTGCTGCTACCACCACCGATGCCGAGCAGGTTGCCAACGCTACTGATCGCCGACTGAACGGTGCCGAGCAACGCATCGTAATCAGCATTGCTCCATCCGCATCTGATCACCACCTCGCGCGGGCGCATGTAGGCGTGATCGCTGATCGGCGCGCCGAGCTCGACCGGGTGCTCGGTCACCGCAAGTGCATCGCTGTGGATTTCCTCAACAATGACATTGAGCGTGACCGAGCCGATCGACTTGCTCGTAAGCATCACGGAATCGAGCAACGCTGCCGCGCCAGCGAGCGCCAATCCCGCTATGGTGCTCATGTCGCTACCCCCTGCATGTTTCGAACAAAGCTGGCGTTCACGGCCTGTTGTTCGCGTGCTACTGAGCGCGCCGTAGCGTCAGGGTTGGAAGTGCCGGCCACCTGAATCTTGATGTCCTGCTTGATCTCGATGTGGTTCGGTTGCCTGTTTTGAGCCATCGTGGGCTGCGACCACTGCTCGCTGCGCTCGGCGTTCGCGATGATGTTCTTGAGCTTCTCACCGTACTTCGGGTCGGTCGCATAAACGCCGGTGAGCGCATCTGCAAATGCTCGAGGATCATTCAGGTGCTTTCTCGCATTCGCATAAGGCCGCCCCCGAAGTAGCAGGTTGGCGTGCGCCGTGAACGCATCAGCCATCGAGTTGTAATCGGCAAAACGCTGCACCATACGCACACGCCGGCCCTTAACCACTTCGTGCGTGACAACATCAGTTCCAGCCTCGCCCTTGCGCGCCTTGATGCCGAACGGGTTGTTCTTGCCCGACATCTTTGCTCCCCAGGCGCTTTCCGTTGCCCATTGCGCAAACGTGACGAGAGCCGGGATGCCCGAGCGCACCTCCGATTCCTTTGCTGCCGCCATTGCAGCAGCAATGCGCTGTGCGCGTGACTGCGGTGGGTTCGCCGCCGCAGCGTCGCCAGCCGCGACCGGTGCTTTGGGCCGCCCCTTGTCGGTCGAAAACGGAGGAATTGCCGGTGCGTCCGGCGCGGCCGGCGTGGGCGGCGCGGGCGGCGCGGGCGGTACGGCCGGTGCGGGCGGCGTGGACGGCGTGGACGGCGCGGCCGGCGTGGACGGCGCGGCCGGCGTGGGCGGCGCGGCCGGTGCGGGCGGCGCGGCCGGCGTGGGCGGCGCGGCCGGTGCGGCCGGTGCGGCCGGTGCGGGCGGCGCGGGCGGCGCGGCCGGCGGAGCCGCCGCTGGTGCCTCTACCGCCGAAGGATCATCCATCGATTCAGAAGGAAGCGTGAATTCGGGCTTTGCGCCTTTCATAAGTTCATCGCGCCTCTTGATGATCTCATCCTCACCCTTGTTGAGATCCTCGCTGTGGAACAAGAGGGGTAGAGCTCCGAACAGACGGCCCGCCCATGGAAGCATTCGGCCTAGAAGCGAGCGGCCGGCGGCGGTGGCGCCGCCTGCTTCTGCGGCGGCAGCACCGCCAGATTCCGCGCCAGCAGCTGCCGCTCCGCCAGCATCAGCAGCCGCGCCGGCCGTCCCAGCCTCGGCAGCGCCAGCGCCGGTCTCAGCGGCACCGGCACCAACCCCTTGCGCTACCACGTCACCACCAGCGCCAAGCGCGCGTCCGACCGCCGCCTGAACCGCTTTCTTCGCGGCGACGGCGCCGAGCGCCCCCACGCCTAGCGTGGCTCCTGTCTGGATGCCGAACAACCCAACAGTACCGAACTGCCCCTCCAGCCCGCTCTGCAGGTGGCGAAGCGCGCTCATCACCGCGTGCCCACCGTTGTTCGCCGAGTCGACGCCGCTCTTCGCGTAATCGCCCTTGGCGCGGTCATACGACTGCTGGTATGCCTGATCGCGCATACCGAGCATGAAATTCTCGTCGATGCCCAGTTGCTGCGCGTACTGCGCGCCGAGCCACACCGGTTTCTTCGACATCGCCCTACCGATGTCGTTGACGATGTCGACCGTGTCGCGCAGATGGCCATTCGCATCGCGCGTCTGCACGCCCAGTGATCCGATATAGCTCTCGCCAGCCGGGTTGTTGCGCATGAAGCGCGCAACGTTCTCGATGCTGCCCTGCGCTTGGTCGGCGGACACGCCGACGTCCTGTGCGGCATTCGCTACCGCCTTCAGGCTGCTCGCAGCAGCACCGGTGCGGCGAGCAGCGAAGTGCAGATTTTCGAGCTTCTGGGCAAAATCGACCGCACGTGAGCCGACAAACGCCGCGGCGCCAACGAATGCAGCCGTCATGGTAAGGGCCGACTTGCCAGCCTTTACCTGCGCTTTATCCAGTTCCTCAGTCTTTTTCGTGGCCCCTTCAACGCCATCCCGGAATTTCTTCTCGGAATCAACGTCGATCTTGAATCCCAAGCCAACGAGGAATTCCCGGATGATGGAGCTATCGGCCATTCTTCTGTTCCAGTTTGCGCCGCGCCTCGGTCTCATTGTCGAGGCGAACCGCGATCGCATCGTTCATCAGCGCAACGTCTGCCAGATCGATAGATCCGTCGAGCAGCGATTCATACCGGCACCAGCCGCGCGCGACCGGCTCCAACAGCCAATCCTCGCCGCCCGGCAGCGTCCTTATCCAGCCGGTGTCGCCTCGGTCGGGCTGCTCGCCAGACTGGTAAGCAGCCCTTGAATAAAAGACCCGAGGTTTCCTACGATCACGTGACCCGCCAGCGTCAGCATCGCGCCCATGTCGATGTCGTCGAACATGCAAACGTTCTGTGTCGTCGACCACACACGCGCCCAGCCGTTTGCATGCTGTCGTTCGACGACCCGCAGACACGCGCCGACGACGTATTCCGCTTCGTCGTCCCTCATGTGCGACAACGCATCCATCACCGGCTCGATCGACGTCGCAAGCAGCTTCAGGTTCTTCGTGAGAGGAATGTCGGACGACTGCAGATCGAGGTACGTGCGGATCAGTGGAGGCAGGACTGTCGCAATGCGCCGGCTCACATGGAACTGCTGCATCGCGCTCATCCTGCCGATCTGGTAGCGGTGACCACCCAATTCGATTTCAGCGGCCATGGTTAGCTCCGCGATCCGTTGACCATGCATCGATCAAGATAGACAATGTTCTTTCTCATATCCACTCCGAGGATTCAATGCGTGAACTACCGATCAACTATTTACGTGAGTGCCTTGACTACGATCCTCAGACGGGACATCTGACATGGAAAACGCGGCCGGAGTCTCATTTCAGCAGCAGGTCGGTTGCCCTACGCTTCAATAATCTGTATGCCGGTAAGGTCGCTGGCGGTAGGATGGCGAACGGATACCTGATGCTTCCGTTCAAGGACGAGAACGGTAAGCGTGTGATGGTCTACGCTCATCGAATTGCGTTCGCACTTCACCATGGTCGATTCCCAACTGCCGAGGTTGATCATGTCAATGGCGACAAGGTCGACAATCGATCCGTGAACCTGCGCGAAGCAACCCGCATTAAGAACGCCGCGAATTCGGTTTTCGACGTCGACAACATGCGAGGCGTACGGCGACGCAGTGAAAATTGCTGGACCGCGCAGATGAGCTTTCAAGGACGGAACATCTACCTCGGCTCCTATGACACCGAAGCCGAGGCGCATGCGGCATTCTGCGGCGCCGCGATACTCGCACGACGCGAGTTCGCAAAACTGGATCACACGCGTGACTTCGTCTAATAAGTGCCTAAAAGGCTATCAATCTTGATCACATCGAATTGCCACTCGACGATATCGCCGTCCTTCGCATACTTCAGATCCGGCGCCTTCTTAAATGCGCACGAGCGTCCGGTGATGACGTCACCCGCGACGGTCTGAGAAACCTCGATCAGGTTCTTCCCCCACAGCGCGCTCGACAGCGACTGAGCGTCGTACATCGCCATCAATTTGGCATTGATAGGCGCCGTCTTCAGGTAGCGCAATGTGATCTGCCCAGACTTATCAGCGTGCAGGCTGTGCATGCCCTCGCCGTCCGAACCGATGGTCATCGTGTTCCTGTCGCCAGCACGCGTAATGGTGATGCCTTCCTCGGCCGTCGCCTCGCCATAGCCGAGCGAAAAGGCGCCCGTCGGCCCGACGATCGTTGCCGAGACGTCCATGAAACTGTAAGTGCCCATCGTTGTTTGCTCCCTTTACCGGTTCACCGTGACCGCGATATCGGCCGAATGGATCGCGCCAGCTTCCTTCGCAGCGATCTGGAACGAGACAGACTTGCGTGCCTCGCGATCGGCCTGCGATTGCGAGGCGATGGCGGGCGTATAGATGTAGTAGCCCTTTGAGAGCGTCTGGCCCTGCGAAATCGCACCGAAGCCGGCCGAGTTCCATACGCCCGGCGCGAGATAGCCATTCGTGACGGCCTCGTCGCACACCGACGAAATCGTCGCCGCGATCGTCGCATTGCCTGCGTCGGTCTGCGGAATCTTCGTCGGGCTCGTGTACAGCAGGTTGTACACCGCGGTCTGGATGGCATTCTTGAACCAGATCGCGTTGTAAACCGAGTCGACAAAGATGCCGCTCGGCGTCACGCCGTACTGGATGATCGCGGTGTCGTTGCTGTAGTTGACGAATACGTTGCAGTTCTTCGCCTGAAGTGCATTCGCCTGCGTGGTCGTCAGCGTCTCGGCGACGATGCCCGGCTCCTGCTTGTACATGAGCGTGATCGTCGTGTTGTTCGCGTCGAAATCGACGGTCAGCAGACGGCCGAGCAGCGACGACACTGCGTACGGATTGGCGCTCGAATACTGGATCACCGTGTACTTCAGGTTCAGGGCCTTCAACTGGCTCGCGAGGTCGGTCGTCACGGTCGGATCGACGGCCTGCGGGTTCTGCGTCGTGATCCCGTAGATGTGCGCCTGGTCCGCCTCGATCAGATTCGCGACAGCGAGATGATCGTCATCTTCGATGTCCGGATCGGCAAACGCCAGACCGAGGAACTGGTTCGAGAACCGGTCGAGAAACAGCGCAGCGGCGGCGGCCGGCGTTTCCGCCGCGATACCGTTCGCCGGTGTCGATGCGAGCGAACTGGTCAGCCCGAGCATCGCCGAAATATCCGTACCGGAATCCGGCACGGTCGCGTAGCTAACGGCCGACTCTGCCCCCGTGGTCGCCGACGTCACGATGAAGCGCGAGCCGTCCCAGACGATCGAGGCACCCGTCAACTTCGCGCCGATGGCAGCCGCGACGCCATTCAGATTCGTTTGTCCGGAGAAGTCGAGGCCGGTGACGACCTTGGCCACGCCGTCGACGGAAATGTCGAACGCGCCCGTCGTGATCGCCGTCCAGTTCGCGATCGCTTGTTGGTCGACCGAGAGCACGCCGCCGTTCAACTGGCCGGCGGAGGCCGTTTTCGCCCAGCGGCCGATGCACAGACTCGCCGGTTGCGGCGTCTGCTCGAAGTACAGTGCGGCCGCGCTGTATTCGGGCGCATCCGTGCCGAAATCGGCGGACACGTCGTCGATTTCAGCGTACGTTCGCATGCGCTCGTTCGTGTCGATGACGGGCGATGCTCCGAGGAAGAGCGCCGTGTTCAGGTTAGCGCCCTGCGCCGCGAGCGCCGCGAGATTGATCGTAACGTTGATCAGGCGCGAGACTGGCAATCCGGTCATGTAGTCACCTACTGGGTAACGGTGGAAGTTTGAGAGACGGGCTGGGCCGCGTCGGTGGTCGTGGACAATTCGGCTGACATTATGTTGAGCACCGCATAGGCCCGCACGATCTTGCGGCGCAGCGTTACAGTCATGTCATAGCGCCTTATCCATTGCTGGTTGACGAGATCGGGTGCCGCGCGGATCTCGGACACGCTAATGAACGCCATGTCGTTCGCGCCGAGTGCCTCGCGGTTTTGCGGGATCGCGAGACCGTCGGCGAGACGCTGTGCGTATCCTTTGGCGGCCGGCCCGTAGAACGTGCATGCCACCGAGAATTCTTCGTGTCGGATGTATGTGTCGCCACCCTCGTCAGCACCGTCGTGCTGGATCGCCGGGCTGGCGTCCGGGCGCTGTTCCGCGATACCGAACGCGCACCAGTTCGCCGATGGCTCAGGCTGTTTTGCGACAACCGGCTGCCAGCGCGGCCGCACCAGATCTGACGGGAGCGCCGTCACGCCGACGATCAGGTCGTGGACCAGATCGTCGAGCGCGTCATCCTCGTCCGGCGGCGCATCGACAGCTGGCGCCAGGTATCCGCCGGTCGAGCTGTCGTTCATGGGGTTCCCGTCAGAGGTTTCAGGTCGCAGGTGGCGCAGACGAAGCCGCGGCCAAAGTGCGAGTAGTCGTTCACGTTGACCACGGTGTAAGTAGCGCCTTGCCACACGATCTCGTCGGCGTCGGCGGTGTTGTCCGGTCCGCCATCGCGCAACCTGAACGGCGTGTGCAACGTGATCGAGCCGATGATCCGGCTGCCGTCGGCATTCCTGTGCAGGATGTCGCCCTTATCGCTCGTCACGACTGCGGCAAAAGGAATTCCGGTTGCCGCATTCGTCGCGCGGCCGCGCTCGTCGACTGTCTGCGTCATGCGGTTGCAGACAAGCCCGAGGTTCATGAAATCCGGATCGAGCAGGACGTCAGTGACGTCGAGAAGCGCCATGCGCAACTCCAATGCAAACGGGCCGCACGCGGCGGCCCTTCGGGATCAGGTGGGATGCAGGTTACTTCGCGCCCTTCTTGCGAATCACATATGTGATCGACTTCAGATACTCGCCGGTGTTGATCAGCGGGATGATCCCGGCGGCCGACTGGATCTCGGCGAGACTTACGCCCGCCGCCTGCGCACCGGCATCGACCAGCGCGGCGTAATCCTTCTCAGCCTTGCGCGGTCCCTTCGTGCGGCGCTGGCGGTAGCGGTTCGCCACTGTCGACGGCGCGAGCGGTGGCGGGACGTTGCTGCGAATGCGCAGGCGCACCGATGACACCGCGACTGTACCGGCCGCGCCCAGTTGCTGGCTGACCTTGTCCGGGTTGCCGTCGAGAGCGGCGTCCACGCCGCGCTGCAGTTGCGCAGTGACCTTGGGCAGCGCATCCTCGACGCCCGGCACGAGGTGGGGCCGCGCCGGCACGTTGTTCGCCGGCGAACCCGTCTCCATGATGTAGCCGATCTCGGCGTTGCTGATCGGCGCACCCTCGTCCTTCCGGCCAGCCGTGCTGTCGGGCACGCCAACGAGCACTTCCTGTCGCACGAGCTCGGCGATCGACTTCAGCACCGCGTCGAGGTTGTCCTGCGTCATCTTCACTGCCATGCGCACCTCCCGCGCGCGGCGCGCGCTACACCTGCAAACCGCCAGCGCCCATCATGCGCGCCATGGTGAGATAACGGATGCCGTACATCGTGCTGTTCCAGAATCCGGCGCCGTCGATCGTGACGGCCGACGTGTCGTAGCTCGCACTGACCTTATCGACAGACTTCGATGTCTGCGGTGCAGCGACCTGACCCGGCACGCCGCCGACCGCCGCGGTCTTATGGTCGCGGATGGAGAGCGCGAGATGGTGCGCCGTAACGAGACCAACGCCGATGTCCGTCAGTTCGACCCACCGAAGGGGATTCACAAGCGAGACCGCGACGGTCAACCAGATCTGCACGACCGGATCAGGATAGGTCGCGTCGTCGGCAAACTCAGGGAACGACTGCCGGAACTGGGCGATATTCACTGCTCACCTCATCGGTTGAAGGGACCGGCGCAGCGTCACCATGGCGCCGCGCCGGGCGGCCATTATGCGCGCTTGCCACCACGCTGCGCGCCGGTGTCGGCCGATGCCTTCTGCGCGGCGTCGAGCTCGGCGACGCGCGCGGCATGCTCCTGCTCGCAGACATCGGCGGCGGATTCGCGCATGTCGATCGCCGCTTCGCGCGTGTCGAGGCCCTCGGCGCGGGAAGCGAGATCCCGCTCGAACGCTTCGAGCTCGGCGCGCTGCTGCGCGATCCGGACGGCCTCGGCATCGAGTTCGGCGCGCGCCGCGGCGATCGCAGCCGATGCCGCGGCGTCGCCGTGGCTGGCAGCGGCCGGCGGCGGCGCGTCGCCCGGCTCGCGCGCGTGGTGCTTCACGTACCAGTGCGCCGCAGTGTCGGCCGGGATGTCGCGCTCGCCGACAGTGAACTGCTCGAGCCTGCCGTCGTCGTGACGCAGCGTGAACGGAGTGTGGACGTAGAGCTTCGGCATATCAGATCCCATCCCGGTATGCCGCGGTCACGCCGTAGCGCCACTCGATCTGGCCGATCCGCGACCAGTAGGTCGTGATCTGATACAGCGAGCGATATTCGAGCGGCGTGCGCTGAAGGTCCGTCATCGGGAACTGGACGTACTTCTTGTCGCTGTTGTACGCGACCATCCGGTCCACGGTACCGAGTTGACCCTGCGTGCCGCCGGCCCCTGCGCCGATGAGCCACTTGAGTTCGAGGATCTCCAGCGGCGTGCCCTGCTGCGTGCAGATGTTGTTTTCGAGCAGGTACGTGAGGATCGACTTGTTGCCGGCCGAACTGACGATGCGCGAGGCGATGGCGCCGAGCGTCGCCGGCGGCAGCATCAGGCGGTTCGGCTTGACCTTCCAGCCCGATGCCTGCCATGCCGACGTCAGGATTTCGTTGGCGTCCTTCAGGATCTCGTCCGGGGTCTTGGTGCTCCACTGCGGCGTGCCGGCCTCACCGTTCGCGACGTTGCTGGCGCTGCCGACCGCGCCCGTCGAGTTGATCAGGCCGGTGAAGTTGAGCTGCGGATCGCCGTAGTAAATGACCTGGTCGAGGTCCATGTTCCGCTTCATGTTCATGGCCTCGACCTTCTGCGCGTCGATCGGCATACCGAGTGCCTGCGACTTGACGAGTTCGGGCACCGTGTACTTGACTTCGGCACCCCACAGGCGCATCGGCTGCGGCGTCTTGCCGATGTCGACGGACGGCCCGGCGATCGCGTTGCCCTCGTTCGAAATCCAGTTCAGGCCATTCGGGTTGATACCACCGCTCATCCCGAACGCCGAGTTCGTGAACGACGCGACCTCGTCGGCCGCCGACACATCGCTGCGAATGAAAACGTCGCGCGACCAGGTGTATTCGACGAGCGGTTCGTTCAGCGTCTGGTCGAGACGTTCGAGCTGGCCGATCAGGAACGCGCCGGTCGAATCGATCGTCGCGGCATCGTAGGTATATTGCTGGTCCTGCGTACGAGCGCGAATCAGCCGGCGCGTCGCCTCGGCAACGGCTGCCGACATCGGGGACGCCCCGGCCCGGCGCAGGTGTTTCTGTACGGACATGTCCATGTAGTGGCTCCAGAAATGCAGAAGCCCCGCAGAAGCGGGGCCTCGGGTGATGCGCTGATTAAGCGCCGGGGATCAGATGTTGACGGCGATCTCGACGATACCGTACGAGTCTGCCGGTCCGGTGAAGTACCAGTTCGCCGGCATCGCAACCGTGTTCGTGCTGTCGGCGGCCGCCTCGAAACCTCCGAGCGGCTTCCCAGCGGCGGCAGCTGCAACGCGCACGTAGACGGTGCCGTTCTTCGTGGCCGGCGCGGTGCCGCCGAGCGCGACATCGACGTAGCCGCGCTTCAGGATGTCGGTCACGCCCGTGGTCGGCGGCGTCGAGGTACCGAGCGGATCCGTGCCGTTACCCTGAATCGGGTACGCACGCAGGTTCACGCCGATCACGCTCGCGGCGACGTCGGCCGCGTTATTGATCGGCTGGATTTTCCCGCTGACCATCTTGACGGGAACGCCGAATGCCGTCGGGGGCGCAGCTGGGTCGATCAGTTGCGTCTCGATCGTCGCGACCTCGGCGCGCTGAAGATCGCCGGCGAAGCCCGCCGGCATGCGGTATTGGTATGCTTGCAACGAGGGCATGTCGGCTCCTTACTTGCGGACCTTCCAGAAGTCCGCGTGGATCTGGTTGATATCCTTCTTCTCCGGCGTGCCGGAGTCGTTGGTCTTGCGGGACGCGATCGCGGAGTTCTTGCTGCGTACGAGCGCGGCCGCCGCGTTGAAGTAGCCACTCACGACGGCGCACGGCATGCCGGTGATGTTCGCGTCCCCAAGCACCGACTTCACGGTATCGGCGTTCTCGTTGTCGAGAGCTGCACGCAGCGCACGCCGGCGCAGCACGCACAGCGAGTCGCTCGTCTTCTTGCGCACGGCCTTCGCATCGAACGTCGGCAAGCGCACACCGGGAGCGAGGATCTCAGCGAGCGAGAGCGCCTGGCGGAACTCATCGGCTAGCGCCTTGCTGTCGCCGGTCTTTGCTGCCTTCGGTTCGGGATCGTCGCCCGGATCGGCGTCGAGCGTCGGCTCGCCCCCCTCGTCGTCGTCGGGATCGTCGTCTCCCGTCGGCGTACCTCCGGTTTCGAGTTGCGTCACGCGCGCCACCACCGCGTCGACCTTGCCGTCGACGGCCTTGATCGCATCTAGGACCTGCTGCAGCGCTCCGGCACCGCCGGCCGCCGCAGGGTCATCGTCCTGGGTGGCGTCGCCGGAGCCGCCACCACCGCCAGCGGTGCCCGGCATGTGGATGTGGATCTGCGGTTGTCCGTCGCCGGGCGCGTCGTCGTCGCCGGTCATCTCGTTCGCGGCCTGCTCGAACGCGTCGGAGTCACGGGTCATGAACGCCTTGCGCAGCTTTTCCATCAACGTCGACTGCGCGGGCTTCTTCTTCGTTGCCATGCTGGAATCTCCTGTCGGGAGTAGGTTGGGACTGCTATCCCCGATGGAACACACCGGGCCACAGCGGGCGTTTTTCACGAGGGCGACGTGGTTGCCCACGATCGACACCTGCCGCGCCCGCCCAGGCGCGATTTGCTCGTAGTCGGCGTCATAGCCGTTGCTGACCTGCGTCAGTTCCTTCGCCTGCACACGGCGGATCGCCTCCGCGTCAGTGATCAGCAGGTCGGCCAGCATCAACTCGGATTGCGCGCCCTCGCCGCGGCGCACGTTGCGCACGGTGCCGCGCGCGACCGACATGTAGTTCGCCGGCGTCACAAAGTCCGGCGGGTGATCGATCGTCACCGGCTTGCCTTCGAAGCTGGCAAGCGTCTCGGGACTGAACAGTACGTCGGCATTGCGCTCAGCGACGATGACGCCATCCCTGGCTTCCAGTTCTGGCAGCTCGAAGTAGACATAGTCCTGCGTCCCGGTGCGAGCAATCGGCACGGCCTCGCAGAGCAGGAAGCCTTCCGGCGTGATCGACTGGCGCTCTCCGATCTGCTCAGCGGCCAGCACGCCAGAGCTGGTAATGCCGTCGCGGGTCTTCGCGCGACCGCGCGCCGCCGCGCCGCCGCACTTACAGGCGTGGTCCGCCGTCCGGATTCGATGGATCGTCATGGAAAATAGGGGAGCAAGTGTGGCGAGGAGCCAGGCGGGATCCGGCAGATTCCAGCAAAACGGCTATAATTGAATTGCGGCCACCGGAGGTTCAAACTAGCCCGTCCTAGCAGCGGGAGGTACCTTACTCAAACGGATGGCCGTTTTTCATTTCACGAGCCCGTGATCGTAGTAGCGGCGCCCATCGACGTAATGCTTCACCGTCAGAATGGCCTCGTGCCGCTCGCCACCGATTTCCACCGGTGCGCTGTAGACCTCGATGCTGAGCACATCCGAGCGACCGTGCTTATCCGGCTCTCTCTTCACCAACTTCGCGCTCTGGAGCATCGCGGGAATCGCCGGGATCGACCGCACTAGCGTGTCCGACGCGCCTGCGATCGTGTGCTTCACCCCGCTCCGCGTCACCGTGATCTCATTGCCAGTCGCGCGGTTACTGAACGCCTTACCGACGAACTTCTCTTGCGCATGTGCGAGCGCCTTCTGGCGCAACTCCCTCATGTCGGTGTAGTCGCCGAGCTCATCGCCCTTCAGCTTCACCGCGCCGCCGGCCGCGCTACCAACACTGCCTGCTAAGCCACCACTTCCCGATCCGAACTCGCCATTCGCCGCGCGCGGATGCGCCGACTCTTTCCACCCCGCGTCGCGCGTGTGGATGTAGATATGCAGATGTCGGGCCATCAATTAATCGGGTAAGGCGGGGTCTGCCCAGCATCGGCAGTTGTAAATGCAGCCGGGATGCGCACGTGCGCCGGTGCGCTTGTCGGCGACAGGCGGCTCGTCCCATCTGAAGAACTGTCCGTTGAGCTCGCGGTGATCCGCTCGAACCGCACCATCCCCCACATCACGCCAGAAGTAGCCGGGGCTGCCGATGCGGGCCGCCCGCGCCTCGGTGAGCACCGTTGACGCGCGCGACACCTCGGTGCGAGCAATCAGCGTCGCGCGGCTCGCCGCAACATCGCCGGACTCGCGGATCATCTTCGCGATCTCAGACGAGCGCGTGCTATCTTCTAGCCCTTCGAGCGTCAACCGGTGAACGCGGTCCGCAGCGTCGCGCGGAATCGACGTGATCAGCGTCACCTGCTCGGACATCAACTGCCGCAGCGTCTCACCGGTCGGGGCGTTGCGGATCTCGTCGCGCAGCGCGCGCGACATGTCGGCCGCGCGCTGCATCCACGCCTGCTCGTCGCGACGCGCCAGATCGGTAAGCATGCGCGCCGCGGTTGCATCGGCCCACGGCGAAAGCGCGTCGGCGTAGCGCCGCAGCAGTTCCTCGATCGTTGGCGCGAATGACGCGTCGCCGGGAGGAAAACCATTCACGAGCACGCCTACCTGCTGCGCGATCTTCCGCAACTGCGTGCCGTACTGCTGCTCGGGCACACTCAGGCGGACCGGGTTCTTGCGCCGGTCGCGCTTGCGGTCGAGGGTGATGATCATCGGCGAAGGAAGATGCGGCGGATCAGCGAATCACCGGTTCTCGCGGTCGGCGCCATTGGCGTCGCGCCGGCTGGCAACGCAGTCTCGATTGCTGGTGGCTCGGGCAACTGCTCGTCCTGCTCCGCCTGCTCGATCTGCTCGTCCGAGATGTCACCGAACATGCCCGTGTCCGGCGACGACGCCTTCAACTCGCGCATGCCCTGACTGCGAGGGACCAGGTCGGCCTCGACGGCCTTCGTGACCGAGTCGACGGTCTTGTTGCCAATTTCAGCCTTCTCGGCTGCGGTCATTTCCTGCAGCGGCCGGAACTCGTAGCCGAAATCCTCCGGCAGTGGCTGGCCAACCGTCGAACGGCAAACCACATCCACGAGCACGTGAAGAGGGTTCCGGAACTTTCGTTCCTGGCGCGCGTGCACCTTCTCGTGATACAGCTTGCGAGAGCCCTCACCGGTATCGCTCAAGCCGGCCGGCTGCTGGCCGAACAGACGATCGAGCGGGATACCCGTGGCTCCGCTCAATTGCATCGCAAACTGCAGCAGCACATCCGACAGGCCGCTGAAGCCGAACTGGTGCGCCTCGAACTTGTCCTCGGCATCGACCAGCGTGAGGCCTTCGTTCGTCTGAGCGAACCGGATCATCTCGACCTGCTTCATCAGGCCAGCGAGCGCAGGCCCACCGGTAGCAATGATCTGGCGCAGGTCCTTCACGCTGAGGGTGCGCAGGTGCGCCTTGTAAACAAGTTGCCCGATACCGACCGTAGCGCTGTCGAACGCGATCAGCCGATCCCACATCGGCTCGAGGATTGACAAGCCCCACCCGTTCTCGCTGATGCGTTGGTAGAAAGGCAGCGCCTCGCCGTCGAGCCGGACGACGCGCGAGTAATGTACCCGGCCCTGCGGCAAACCGATCGCCGACGGCAGCACGTCGTAGAACTTTGGCATGCCGAGGTACGGGCCGAACTCCGTCACGGTCTCGCCAACCGGGGGCGCTACCATCCAGCGATCGAGCACCATCAGGCCTTTGAACTGACCTTTGCCAATCGTGTCGAGCCGCAGCGGCGTCGACATGTCCTGGCCGTCGATCAACATCACCGCGATCGCACCGCCGTACAGCTGGGCCCACTTACCGGTGTCGCAGAGGTGGTCCCAGATGGCGAGCCGCGTCATCGACGTCTCGATTTTCGTGACATCGGTCGGGTCAAGCCCGGACATCTCGATGCCCTTGCGGGTCATGTCCTCGGGAATCGCGTCAACGGCTGCGCGCACGATCCACGAGCCGCGATACGCCGCTTCGAGCCAGATCCGATTCCGGCTCTGGTAGGTCAGCGTGTATTGCGATGCCGACGACTGGTTCTCGGCTCCCCAACCGAGCCGAGCCTGGAAGTTGGCGAACGAGTCGGCCGTACGCATGCCAATGGCCGCGGCGCCGGGCGTCGGCATCGACTGCCGGGTCTGCGGTTTCTTTCGCGCCATTCCGGAGTGGTCCTGTGGTGCTCAACCAGCGAGCCGCTCCCAGACCGACAGGTCTCGCGCAGCTCCCAGCATGTCGTTGATGGCGTCGACCATGGGGTCGATCTGATCGTCGTGCATGTGCGTGTCGTCCGCCGTGAACGAGTCGCACTCGGTGATGAAGTCGTTAATCCACGGTGCCTCGGCCGGCACAGAGACGTTGCCCGCGTCGATCTGCGGGACGACGTCCATGACACGGGTGAGCTTGTCCTTGACGCGCTCGATGCCCTCGATCGGGATGCCGCCGCTGGCCTGAATGTCCTGGATCAGCCCGGTACCACTGGACTTGTCCTCGACCTTCATCTGGCGCAGCGCGGGCGCACCCGGATCGCCGGCGCCGACGGCGTTGTGCTTGCTCCAGAAGTCGATCGCGCGCTGCTTCAGCTCGGGCGCCTTCCACTTCCCGCGGATCTGGTCGATCAGATAGAGCCGCTTGTCATAGCCGAGGCCCCAGCACTGGAACACGCTGTAGTCGTTGCGCTCGGCCGTCTTCTGCGCGGTGTCGGCGAAGATCTTCCGGTATTGCAACTGCGGTAGCGCGCCGTAGCGCAGGAACTTGCCGCTCTGGATGATCCCGCCACCCAGCGGTGCAGGCCGCTGCATGTACTGGCCGTTGAAGACGTATGGATCCGCCTTCTCCGACGCGAGCAGGTCCTGCAACGGCTCCTTGTAGGGCCAGTAGCTGAACCGGCCGTCTTCGTCCTGCTCGTCACGCTCGACCAGCGCTCTGACGCGCTCCGGCAGCTTCGCGACGTAGTCGTCGTTGATGAGCGCCGGGATCTCAATGAATTCCCAGTCGCCCGGAAGCTTGCCGCCCTTGATAAAGCCCGTCGGGTCTTCCTCGGCGAGCCGCTGCATGATCACGATGATCGGCGTGTCCGGATTCGCCTTCCGGCTTTTCACGGTCGACAGGAGCTTGCGGTTCGCCTTGTCGCGATTCGTCTTGCTGTAGGCGTCCTCGACTTTCAGCGGGTCGTCGATGATGAGCGCGCCCTGCCAACCCTCGGCCATGTGGCCGGCCCGGAAGCCCGTGATCTGGCCGCCGAGCGAGACCGCGTACACGCCTCCCGCCTTCTTGCCGTCGACCAGCACGTTCCAGCGCTTCTTCGACTTCGCGTCGTCCGCGATAGTGAGTGGCCAGAGCGCCTGATACTCGGCGGATGCGACGATGTCGCGCGCCGTCTCGCTGTTCAGCAGCGCGAGATCATCCGAGTACGAGATGTGGAGGAACCGCGCGCGCGGGTTCAGTGCGAGACCACGCGCGATCAGGTTGATCGCGACGAGCTCCGTCTTCGACGAGCCCGGCGGCACGTTGATAACGACATTCTTCAGCGTGCCGTCGATCACGCGCTGTACCGTGTCGGCGATCAGCACGTGGTGCCAGTTGACGCGAAACTTGATCGCCTGGCGGTGCTTGAAGAAGTATCGGCTGAAAAACAGGTGGTCCCGCTCGCACTTCGCCTTCAGGACGGCCCGCTCGATGGCGGGGTCAATACTCGTCTTCGAGCTTGGCGACGGCGGCTGCGACCTGGCTTTCATCGACGACGACCGTCCTGTTCACGATTGGGCCGCCGTCCTCCCCGGTGTGCTCAAGGCGCCGCCTGTTCGTGAACGCATCGCCCGCTTCCTTTGCAGCCTGCTCCAGCAATTGCGCCATCAACGGCAGGTTACCGCGCTGCTCGGCCAGCGCAACGGCGCGGTCGAGCGCGCGCAGGCGGACAGCTCGGTGCGACACGCCGATGCGCGACGTGTCAGCGAGGAACGCAGCGCGTGTGCTCTCGAAGATCTGCCGGTACTTCTTGCTCAACGCCGAGCCGGCGCGCTTCGTCGGGTCGTACCGCTCGCATTGCTGCGGCGACACCTCGACGCCGAACTCCTCCCGGACCGACTTTGCGGCGCGCGATGGCGTGTCGAAGCAGGCGAGCGCCTGCACGACGAACAGCTTGATCGGTTCGGGAAGTGCTGCCATGGCGAGAAACGGTCAGATTGCGGCTATGCGGCGCGCAGGATGCAGGTGCCGCACGCTCGCGCGATATCGGCGTGGCCGACCTCGGGCGCGCGCCGCGCGGCGTCGACCAGTTTCGCCGTATCGCCCGCCGCGCCGCCGACGCCATAGCGCCGGACGATGCCGACAAACTCCTCGACGTCATGCCCGCGGATGCCGAGCTTCGGCATTCCATCCTTCGTGAACGCCGGTGCGCCGAACTCGTCGAGCCGCTGGCCCACGTGATACAACTCATGCTCGACAAGCGCACAGAACTGCAGGTCGGTGCACTCGCGCGCGTAGTGCGCGTCGAGGGTGATCAGGAACGCCGGCACACGGCCGAACCACTCGCAGAGTTGCTGTTCCTGCCTGGCGCGCTGCCAGCCGCCGGCGCGGATCACGACCTCCTCGCATTGGCCGATTACGCGGCGCATCTGGCGCACGTTCTCGACGGCCGCCCAGAGGTAGGCGATGTCGGCGTCGATCAGGTGCTCGTGGTCGGGGTTGTGGAGCAGCGCGCCGTCGGCGAGAAACGTGGCAGCGACCCATGCGGCCATACCATCGGCCGGCACGATGTGGCGAAACCAGTTCGACTCATCGAAGAGAAGATCAGGAGGCGCAGGGCGCTGGAGTGCAGATACAGTCGAGACCTCCAAGCGCTTGCGAGCGGCCATGAAAACCCCGGTTGCACCAACGAAAAAGCCCGCTGGCTTTCGCTCAGCGGGCTTTGGTCAAGCGGCCTGACGCGGCGCTTTCGACCACTTCCGACGATTTTTCATCTGCTCCGAAGCGGTCGCCCAACGGCAATTGTCCGGTCGATAGTTACCCTCGACGTCAATGCGATCGAGCGTCATTCCATTCGGGCGCTCGCCCATATCAGCGAAGAAGTTGGCGAAATCGTGCCAGCGATCGCAGATCGAAATCCCGCGCGCGCCGTAATACCGATAACTCGCGAAGTTCGGATTGTTGCAGCGCCCCATCATGGCGTGCCATGACTGATAGGTTGGATTGGCCCATTGGCCATGCTTTGTGGACCGCGCAGCTGCTGCATCTTTGCGAAAGCATCCGCATGAAGAAGTTCGACCATCGGAGAGTAGCCGCCCGATAACGGTAACTTCGACGCCGCAATCGCATTTGCAAAGCCAAAGCGCTTGCCGGCGCGAGTCTGTCCCCGCGAAGGATAAAACAAAAAGCCGGCCAAACCTCTGGCCGGCTCTGTCAATGCGATTTGTGCCCATTTATATCTCCAGGCGCAATCGTGACGTGTATCCGATGTCACCGATTATTGCCGGTTTTTTCGGCAAACTCAAGAAAAACTTGTTGGAACACATCGGAACCTATGCCGCGACGTCGCCCTGCTCGAGCAGCCCGATCTCGGCGAAGCGCCGCTCGACCGCGCTCCACGCCACGTCTGAGACTCCCACCCGCTCAGCGGCCACGGCCGACTTCTTGTTCCCGTCGATCCACCGCCGCACCGCCGCGTTGTGGTTGCTCACCGTCTTGACGTTCGCGTCGCAATCCCTCGCGATGTCCTCGAGGTTACGCTTCACTCCAAACGCCTTCTCGACAATCGCCCGCCGGACCCTGTAATGCGAGAAGCCCGAGCAGTACGCAGCCGACGCCCGTGTTAACCATCCGATGGCAGCCTGCCACTCGAGATTCGGCGTGTGACCGGAACAGCATGCCGAACCGCACGAGCACGGAAGGTCGCGCGGCGCCGCGCGCGCGACGATGACCGACAAGTGAAGCTCAGGCAATTCCCAAAGCTCCCGGCGAATCTGCCCCGCCTGCCCGGCACCATCGAGCCCGACGAGCCCCATGCCCGAACCGGTCGATTCTCCGCGGAGGCGCTTCGCCATCGGCGTCTCGCCGTACTGCTGCGACGAGTAGCAAAGCGCGAAGCGGACCGCGTCAAACGCCGACTTGAAAACAATCTCGCTCACGGCGCACCCCGCGTCGTCATCGCCAGCGCGCGGTGTGCGTCAAGCGTCCGCGCGTATTCCGACAGGTTGCTGGTAAGGTCCGGCCGAATACGGTTGTCGACATGCGCACCCGACATGCGGCTCGTGCCTGCCAGCGAGTACACGCGCCCTTGATGCGCCGAATGCGCGTCGAGCCGCGCCAGCGCAACATCTGTCGACAGCACCTGGCGCACCGACGATACCGGCGCTCCCAGCCTCGTCGCGAGCCGCCCTGCGGTGTACCGGGTACCGGGCTTCATGACCGCGAGGATCGCGTTGATGGTGACTTTCGCGTTTTTCGTTTTCAAGGCTGCTCCTATGCTCGCTGCAGATTCAACTCGATTGCTTCGATCCGCACGCCGGGTGTACGCGCGTAGCGCTTCGACACCCAGAGGTCGACGACCTGCCCGTCATCGACGTACACGACGCCGTTCATGGCGTCTTTCAACGCCTTGACAACGTTGTCCGCATCGGGCTTCTTCGTCGCGCCGATGTCACCGGCAGCCGCAGCGGCCTGACGCTTCATCGACCAGCTGGCCGGGATCGCTACGCCGATATTCACAATCAGGCGGATCGGCCCGGGATACGGCTCGGCGCTGCACATGGCGTCGCGCGCGGCCAACTTCACGAGGTTCTCGTAGCGTTCGGTCTTCTCGGGCGTGTAGGTCGTGACGTGAGCACCTCGGCGCGCAAACTTCGGCCGACCCTTCGCGACGGGATTGCCGGGTACGACGAACTCGACGCGACGTGCGACAGGGGAAGCTGCGATCAGGGATTGCTGCGGGGTCATCGCATCGCCTTCCGCGCGGAGAGTCCGCCGACGATCGATCGAATCCGGCTCATGTTCGATTCGACGATTTCAGGCGAACATGGGCGCCGGTCGGAAAGCTTCGGCCGCTGCATCGACGCGACGTCGAGCCGGACCTGGCGACAATGCGCGAGAAACTCAGGCACCGTCGGAGCTTTGGCGAGCGCACCCAGATGCTCGACGCCGGCCTTCAGTTGCTCGCGGCTGAGTTTTGCCAGCTCGGCGCCCCAATGCCGCTTGACCTTGGCAAGGTCGGTGCCGCGCCAGAGATCCGCAAACCGGGTGCCGTAGTTCGCCGACATCGCGTCAAACAGGGCCTCTACCCAGCGCTGCGGGATGGCCGTAATGGGCCATTGCGGATCAGGTGTCCAGTCGGGGGTGATTTGCGTTGTCGTCGACATCAACGACTCCATCGGTTGCTGGTTGATGGGCCGGCTTGCGACCGGTGAGTTGCGCGATCACATCCGCGCGGTCGTCGTGGTAGCTGCGTTGACTGCCCGGCGAGGCTCTCGCCAACGGTAGACGCCGCACGCGTTCCAGCTTCGAGCGAATGAATCCCGCGTTGACCGGCGCGGGGTCTTCCGCGTTGTCCCGGTCTTCGACGGCGAGCTCGTACGCCCTGCGCAGTTCCGCAGCGGTCGGCCCGGCTTCTGCGAGATCGATCACCTGTTGCTGGCTGGGCGTGAGATTGCGCACGGCTTTGCCGCGGCCGCGCTCCCATTCCCGCAATGACGCCGAGATCTCGGCGGCGGCGAGCGGCGCATTTTCGTCGCGCACGCGAGGTGTACCTACGCCGTCGCTAGAACCCCCGGGTTTAGGTTTACTTCCGGTTCCGGTTCCGGTTCCGGTGTCGTCCGTCCCGTGGGAATCCCGCTGCTGTCCCGCGTCCGTCCCGTGGGACATATCCGGGACATGGGCGGAATCCTCAGGACAATCTGGCTGCGTACCGGCATCGGCAGAAGCTCGCTCCGCACCTTTTCTGGCTCGCTGATTGGCCTTGCGAATGCGCTCTCCATCGCGACGGTCGATCATTTCGAGCACGCGTTCGACCATCGTTCCGTGATAAAGGCGACCATCTTCAGCAAGCCACCAGCCGCGCATCAAACGCTTCTTCGTGGCCTGGAATTGGTCGAGCGACATGCCAATGCGTGCGGCGATCAATTCGTCGTCGTCGGGAAGACTTCCACATGGCGTCTGCTCCCACGCCGTCATCCACAACATGAGAAGCCACGGCCGAATCTCGGATGCGGCGAGTGCCCATGTGTCGGACTGGCGAATGCGCTCGTAGTCGAGCTCAAAACGCCATCCCTTCGCGCGTGTATCCGGTGGATAGGGAATCGCAGTCATGATGCTTCTCGTTGCCCACGCCGGGCAAACCCGACAACGAAGGCCGCAGCGGACGCGACAGTCGTCGTGGCGAAGGAATCCGGGAAGTCGTTCATCGGCTAGCGCGCACTACGGCCACAGGTGCCGCCTCGGGCCGAACACGCTCGATCATCCAGAGTTGGTCCGGGCGGAACGCGAGATAGTCCCTGGGTGGATCGCGAAAGATGAAAAGATGACGCGCCTCGACAATACCGAGGTACGTCATGGGGCGCCCAAGTTTGCGGGCGAAGAGTCGACCGATATCGCGCTGCGTCAGGTTCATGCCGCCGCCTGCCGACCGAGGGCCTGCTGCACGAACTCCCCGATTGCCTGCTGGCTCATGCGCCGATATTCCTCGACTGCTCGGCGTTCCTGTATCGCCAGCCACTGCCGCGGGTAATCACAGCCAGTGAACATGCAAAACAGGTGCAGTTTCGTGGCAGGAAAGGGGCGGCGCCCCGCAATCAGATCAGCAAAGTGCGGGTAGTGGATGCCGCAGTTGCGCGCGAGCGACTTGCGATCGAACCGTCGCAGACCGATTGTCAGCGCGTGCTCAAGGCATGCCTCGAACGTCATCGCCTCGATCTCTGGATCGGGGAGTGTTGCCGCCTCGACCCACGGCGCGAACATCCTGAATTCCGTCTGGCTCATACGAAAAATCAATCGTTACCCAGTTGACTACCCACTTGCTTACCCAGTTAGATCGGGCGGGAAATAAAGGCCGGGACAACGCCCGGCCAACCTTGAAAAGATGCGAACCACCGCTATGCGAGAATCGAAGCTCTTCCCTTCCTCAACCCACACACGACGGGGTTCGCATGACCGACAAGACCGAAGCCTTCATGGGGGACATCGAGGCATTGAAGGCGCATTGCATGAGTCTGAGCATGCAGTGCGCAGTTCTGACGATCTTCAACAAAGCACTCATTCATACGATGCATCCAGAGGCTTCGAAATTCGTTGCATCAGAATTTCGCTCAGGTCTCGAAGGCTTACTTTCGCTAGGCGACGACGCACCAAGGGTCGCTGCCCATCACCCCGCAGTGCTGGCGCAGGCGAACGCACTGCTTGTAGAGCTCGAACGCCGCAGCCGAGCTGGGATGGAATCCGGCGCCGCGGAAACTTGATGAGAAACGCATTTCGATAGCGATCGATTGCAGGATTACTCACACCCCCTCCTTCTCTTCGGCAGGTTCGGCGAGGTGGGGCCAGGCGCTACTCACCACATCAACAGGCAGGCTGTTCGCGATCGACTGCGCCGAGTTGCGCACATAGGCCCAGTCCACGTCTGGTCGCATGTCTTCAATTCGGACTCTCTGGCCGGATGCTTTCTCGATCTCAATAGCAAGCGACTCCTTGCAGCGCCTCTGGCCATAGGCAATCTGCCAGAGGTAGGCAACCGATGTCCCGACCGAGTCGGCGAGCGCTTTGCGCTCAACCTTGGTCAGCGACTTGAAATGGGAGTGGAAGGTGCTCATGCCGATAACGATAGCATTTGCTTCTATAAAACACAAGCAAACGCGCTTTCACATGAGAACTTTTGCGATCACAGCAAATGCTAGTTTTCGGTTCTAATTACACAATGGATATCCACGAACACCGACGCAAGCGCCTCCAGGCGCTGATTGACACCGACCTGTCAGCCAAGGGAAACATTGCTGCATTTGCTCGTGCCCATAACCAAGATGCCGCGCGCCTTCGGCAGGTGCTAAACGCGAACTACCGCAACGGGCAATCGTTTGGCGAACGTGTCGCACGACGGCTGGAAGATGATCTGGGTTTGGCACCGATGTACTTCGACGCCGGTTTTGCAGCTCGAGAGCACAGCCAAGAGGAGGGCATTCCGGCAGTTACGGGCCACGATCCCGATCTAATTAAGCGTTTGCTTCCAAACGATAAAGGTAATGTCGTGACATGGGAGCGGGCAGAAGACTTGGAACCCGACGAAGATCGAGTTTGGATCGACCGCTACGATTACCATTTTTCGGCGGGGACAGGGTTGATTCAATGGGAAGTCCGGCAGAAGAAGGCTCTGCCGTTTGATCGTGGTTTTTTTCGCGCGCTCGGCTCAAATCCGAAGGATTGCAAGCTCCTGGTGGTGCGCGGCGATAGCATGGAGCCGTTTCTATTCAATCGCGACATGATGATGATCGACGCGACAAGGGCCCATATCCGCGACGGAAGGATCTATGCGATCTACTTCGAGGATGAGCCGCTCGTAAAGCAGGTATTCAAGCAGGTCGGCGGAGGAATCGTGCTGCACTCCTACAACAGCAAGTTTCCGGATCGTGAGGTGCCCGCCGAGAGCATGGGACTGGTGAAGATCGTCGGCGAGGTGATTTATCGGTCCGGCTCGGGAATGGCCGGCGGGAACTGACTAACACCATAAGTTCCTAAGTCTTCGAAATGGCGACCAGCCAAGGGTGCCGCGCTACCCTCCGGGACCTAACAGCACGGCGATATATGGTCGGACAATCTGCTTTCGCTCCTCCGTTCCTTTGCCGATAATAGTTACTTGAAGAGTAGGCGGCAGGTAAGCGTCGACGCAAGCGTCGCCCCCTGCCTAGGGTTTGTACCTATGTCGACGCTGGCGTCGACATCCATGGAATGTCCTTGCCGTATGGAACAATATAGTTTTGAATTTGACGATGCGCCGGAGTACACCGACAGCGCAACTTGGACTCCGAAAGATATTTGGGTTCGCCTGAGCCAACGACTTCTCGAATACCTGCGCGAAGACCGAAGAATTGAGAGAAAGAATAACAAAAATCCCAGCTTGGATGATCTGGCTAAATATTACAGCACCTTCTCTAACACCCCAGATGGTGGATTGCTCGTTTATGGGGTAAAAGATAGCGGAGAAATAGAAGGGTGTCACTTTAACACGAATCAAATAAACTCTGTTGAGCAGTGTCACATCAATCATTGCCCAATGGCAAAACCCGAATTCAAAAGGGTTAGCGTTGTGGTTAATGGGGAGGCAAAATACTGCCTCGCTATCTATATTCCGTATGTCGGAAAATTGGTCGAAACAAATAAGGGCGAAGCTTGGATTCGCTACGGCGATAGCAAGCATTTGATGAGCGAGGAGGCGAAAAATGACTTCCGTGCGACAAGGCAAGAGTTGTCATTTGAGCTCACTGAGGCTTATGCTTACAAATATCCTAACGATTTTGATTTGAGAATATTGCAAGATTTTTGCGACAAATTTAGGGAGAACGAACAGAGAGGCAGTTGGAGTAATGAGGAAATTTTAGTTGATAGAAATTTACTAAGAGTGGTTGGCGACGACTACAAACCGTTGAATAGCTTAGTTCTTTTGGCTGCACATAGACCAGATTTGACCATTCCTGGCTGCCGGGTACGGGTGCAACGATTTTCAGAAACAAAAGAAGGCTCAGGAGAAAGTTATTCTCCGCTACGTGATAAGGTTATAGAGGGAAATCTTGTAAAAATAATACAAGATGCACAGGAATTTATTGCCTCGCAGATATATGATGTTACTTGGCTGAATAAGGATGGTAAATTCATCACGACGCCGGAATATCCTCAATGGGCATGGTTTGAGGCATTAGTGAACGCTTGCGTTCACCGATCCTATAGTTTCAGTGGAACAGAGATAACTGTTAAGTTATTTCCTGATCGAATGGAAGTTGAGAGTCCCGGAGGATTTGTCCCTCCGGTAAATGAAAAGACAATCTATTACACAAGATCATCGCGAAACCATCATCTGATGGACGCGCTACGCTATTTGGGCTATGTAAGAATGGCGCGGGAGGGCACTCGCCGTATCCGCGAAAGCATGAAGGAATATCAATTACCCGACCCAGTTTTCAAACAAGAGAACCTGTATGGTGTTGTGGTTCGTGTCACCCTAAAGAATGATCAAGAAACACGAAGACGCGCATCTGACCAAGATGTAGCTCTATATTTCGGGGTGGATCTCTGGAAAAAAATGAGTGAGCACGAGATTAAGATAGCAGCTTACGCTTTCAGAAATGGATCCATCAATGTCTCGGAGGCGCAACGATTGACTGGTAGAACCTGGGCGACCAGCAAGAAAGATCTCGATAGAATGGCAAAAAAGGAAATTTTAATGTTCGAGCCTGGCACCTATATTAGGGATTCAAAAGCCAAATACTCATTGGTAAAATCGGCCGACGTCGACAAATCAAATAAAAAATAACGATTCAATTCGCAAGGGTGATGACTTTCCTGCGGTGTATCCCCTACAGGACTTCAGCCACGCCCTTTATCTGTCCTTGTTCATCTGCCTCTTGAACCTGTTGGGTCGGAGCGGTTTGCGTCGGCGCGAGGATGAGCGCATTCTTCGTTCCCGAGTTGCGATGGTTCACGGCGTGATAGATCGTAATGTTTATCGCGCCCCAAACCACCGCATGGTGCACTATCTCATGCCACGGGCCTTGCAATTCGTCCATGCGGGGCGTCGATTGACTCGCAATAAGACGGGTCATTGCTGCGCGCTAGCATCGCCAGTCTGCGCGATCTTGGTGAGCACATCCTTCTGATACGAATACCACGAAACGAGGCATGCCTTGTCGTGGCAATTCTTCTCCCGGAAATTCCATTGCTTGCGCGTCCGATCGGCAAACGCCTGCTTGTCTGTCGCAGCCTCCTTCGCCTGCTGGTAAAGTGCGCCAAGCTCCTTGTCCGATGCCGCAAGGTCTGAGTCGTGACAGATCAGGTACTCGTTGAGCGTCCGGGCCTTCGAGCAATCGAAGCTCGTCTCATACGTGTGCGCGCCTGCTTCTGCCGTGCTTGACGCAACGCTTTCGGACTGCGGCGGGGCTGCTGGAGCGGCCGGCTGTTGAGCAGCGGGAGTCGCCCCTTGCAGGGATACCTGCGGTGCTGCAACCGGTGCCTGCGGAACTTCTTGAGCCTGCTGCTGCGCTGCGGGCTGAGGTTGCGGTGGTGCGGCAACAGGAGCAACGCCAGTGTTCTGCCCATACACAATCAACTGCCCGCTCACGGCATCTTGCAGCATGCCGCCAACGATGGAATCAGGCGTGACACGGAGCGTTTCAGTCTTGGCTACCTCATCCCCTACGATGGTCTCCGACTTGGCGAATTGACATGGCACCTGGCAACTGACCCGCGTTACGACACTGCTGTTGTTTGCGTCCTGACCAAGAATGAGAATGACGAACGTCCCATTCTTGTTTCCCGCATATCGCATCATGATCAGGGGCTTCGTGGCTGTCCCCTTCTTGATATCGTCCTCGCTCAAGGCTGGCTCATACCCATAGGTACCGTTGTCGACCATCGCATAGTTGTGCGGTGGCGCTGCTGGTACCTCCGCGGCGGCAGCAGCCGAACTCGACTGAGGTGGCGCCGGTGGCGTTGCCGCTGTTGGTGCCGCTTGGGGAGCACTCCCCTTGCTGTCACAGCCGCAAAGCGCGGCGGCCACGCATATCCCCGCAATCAGAGCCTTCATGGCGCTCATCGTAATCCTCGTAGTTATTAATCAGACCCTTAAAGAGTAGCACTTCCGGCCTGCGGTTATTCGGACGCACTGCCGATTTCGCGATGACCTGCGGCGCCATCAATCGATCGCCGGACGGTGACGCCACCATAAAACAATAGCTTTTGCTTGCCTTAAACAAATGCATTTGCTATTGTTACCTCCAACACAGCACACGGCCCATTACGGAGGGGACGACGATGGCCACCGCAAAGCAACTTATAGCAGCACGCGAAGAAGCAATCGCACGCTTGCGTGCGCAGGGTGAATCAGCCGCAACCGAGCAAGAAATCAGCGAGGAAATGGCGGACGTTTTGGCCGAGTGGGCTGCGGATGCGGTGCTCGATCGCGAGATGTATGGGGAGCCCGACGACACGCCACATATTGAGTCGTGTGACATGTGGGGCACGGGCGAAGGCTGTTATCACGGCCGCATGTAACCACTGCGCCCGATAAGCGGGCGCCAGGTCGAAACCGCTCTAGCGGTCCACGGTTGATGACCGTACTGACGAGGCCGAATGTCAGGTAGTACCCGATCCGGCAAAGCCGGACCAGCGGATAGCTCTTTAACAATCGAAGGTAAGCCGGGACCGCACACGCGGAGCAACCGGCCGGCGCGATCAGCGTCGTGAATCAGGACAGACGAACCGCGCTAGGCGAAGTTTGCTACCGGATAGAAATCTGAACGAACCTGAAGCAAGACAGCCAGCAACACGTGACCGATGGCGTGGTAATCGGCACAAACCTCGCGCGTCCCGGAGCCGGCCCGGCCGGGAGTTGTCGGGCGCGCGAGTGAAACATTCCTGACCGGTGGCGGTTTCTTCTTCGGAGGCGCCACCGGTCAGGGATGTCCTGAAGATGAGTTTTGTTTTTCGAGACACTCATATATTAAGTATTCCTACTCTTTTTAAACGACGTCGAAACGATGAGGTTCCCATGCCAATCCTGGAGCGGACCATCTACATCGAATGTCGCGAACCGCGATTCGAGATTGAGGCGACGCATGTCGTGGAGTACAGCGACATCGATGACGATCTGTACGTCGACGACTCATACGTCGCGGTCAATGGCGTGCGTTCATTCGACCTTCCGTACACCTCTCAGGCGCTCGCGCAGTACTTCGCGAACGAGCGCGCAGGAGTCGCGTGATGCCGGCGACCGACAAGCACTTCGAATATGTCGTGGCCCTATACGGCGCGATCGCTCGCACGAGCCTCGCGGCAATCGGTCTGCTCGGCCTGTACATCCTTCTCGGAGCATCGTCATGTCATTGATCAACCTTGACCTGCGCCACGTGCGCACTGGCGTGCACCTGACACGCGCCGAGTTGGCTGATTCCGCCTACGAGGCGCTTTGTGCTCGCACGGCCCGGCGCCAGCGTGAGGCCAAAGCATCGCTCGAGCATCGCGGCGTCGCGCCGCGCGTGCAGATCGGCTCGCTCTACGTGGCACCGCGCATTGCGAAGCACTTCCAGCACAGCGACTCGGTCGGAGGCGTGCTGTGATCCGCGCCGCCCGAGACTTCACCGACGCCCATCCGCTGATTTCCATGCTGATCGGCTGGCTGCTGCTTTTCGCTTTTGCGATGGCAGTGCTGCCGCCCGACCCGCCTTATCTCGATCAACCCCATCACCCGAAAGGTGTTGCATGACGCCGTCTGTCTATACCGTCCGCGCTTCCAGCTGGGGCGCCCTTTTCGACTGTGCGTACAGATGGGAGGGAATCCACCTCCTGAAGATGCGCAATGTGGTCGGCCTGCGCGCGGCACTCGGTACCGCGATCCACGCCGGCACCGCCGTGTACGACCAGAGTCGCCTCGATGGCATCGGCCTGACCGTCGACGACGCCGCGGGCGCGTTCGTGGACAAGCTCCGCGATCCGGCGAACGAATTCGATCCGGAACGCGACGATCTCAGCATGTCCGACGCGGAACGCATCGGCCTCTCGCTGACGACCAAATACTGCCTCGAAATCGCGCCGCGTTACGAATTCGTCGCGGTCGAAATGGAGACGAAGCCGCTCGACATCGACTGCGGTGGCGGCGTGATCGTGCGCCTGACCGGCACGATGGACCGGGCGCGCGTGCGCCGCTCCGCGCTCGGCGTTGGTATCGCTGACCTGAAGAGCGGTTCGAGCGCCGTGCAGAAAGGCATGGCTGTCACGAAAGGGCATGGGCCGCAGATCGGCACGTACGAGATGCTGTACGAGCACACCACCGGCGACACGATCGGCGATAAGGCCGAAATCATCGGCCTCAAGACCAAGGGCACGCCCGAGGTCGCAACTGCCCCGATCGCCAACGCGAAGCGCGCGATGCTCGGCGAGGACGGCGAGCCCGGTCTGATCGAGTTCGCCGCTGACATGTTCCGCTCCGGCCGCTTCTACCCGAATCCGAAATCGCTGCTGTGTGACCGCAAATACTGCCCTCGTCACGGCACCTGCAAATTCCACGACTAATCCACGAGGACCGCATGTCCACACCCACTACCCTGGAATCCATTCGCTCACCGCTGCCGCGTGAAGCCAACATGCCTGCTGTTGCACCCGGCTTCGGCTCACTGCAGTCGTTCGAACTGATGCAGCGCGCAGCTAACCTGCTCGCCTCATCGACGCTCGTGCCCGCCGCGTACCGGAAAGTCATCGAGAAGCTCGACAAGTACGGCAACGTGAAGGAATCGCGCGAAAACCCGAACGCGCTCGCGAATGCCGTCGTCGCGCTGAACATGGCGCAGCGCATGGGTGCCGATCCGCTGATGGTGATGCAGAACCTGTACATCGTCGAGGGGCGGCCGTCGTGGTCGTCGCAGTGGATCATCGCTGCGGTAAACGGTTGCGGCCGGTTCTCGCCGCTGCGCTTTGACATCAAGGTCCTCGGCCAGAAGACGATCGACCATACCGAGACGTATTGGGACAACGGCCAGCGCCAGCAGCGCACGCGGCAGGTGCCGATCACGGACAAGGTCTGCGTCGCGTGGGCGATCGAGAAGGAAACCGGCGAGCGCATCGAGTCGCCGCCCGTCTCGATCGAGATGGCCGTCAAGGAAGGCTGGTACACGAAGAACGGCAGCAAGTGGCTGACGATGGACGAAGTCATGCTGCGCTACCGCACTGCATCGTTTTTCGGGAAGCTCTATGCGCCAGAGCTGCTGATGGGCCTCACGACCGTCGAGGAAGTAGCTGACATCGTCGACGTTCACGACGACGGTTCCTACACCGTCAGCCGCACCACGCTGGACGAACTGCGTACCGAACGCGCAGCGCCAGCCGATGAGGTGCTGCGTGCTGCCGGGCAGGATCACGCCCCAGCAGCGACCGGCAACGCTCCGCATACCAGCGCTGCAACTGCGCAGGACAGCATCAGCAATTCACCGGTGGACGCCGACTCGACGAACCCCGACGGCGGCAGACAAGAGGGCTTCGGGTTTGACACCGACGGCCTCGTGCGCGGCATCCGCGAAGAGATCGAAGAAGCCAAAACCGCCGAGGACCTCGACCTCGCGCGCGGGCTGATCCGCGACGTTGCTGACGAAACTGCGAAGGCTGAATTGAACGCGCTAGCCGCCGCACGCATGCGTGTGATCAACGGCGATTCCTCGAGCACCAGTGCCACGACGACACGCCCAGCCACAACTGCGACCGCCACCGCACGCCGTCCGCGCGGCCCGATCAGCGCCGACTAATCAATCCATTCTGAGGAACACGCGATGTCCGAAAACAATGTGCTCAACATGACCGCCGCAACGATCGGCAAGGATCTACTGGCCGCCGTCGTCACCGAACTGAAGCTCCTGCCCGACGTCTGGGTGAAGTTGTCCGAGAACAAGCAGAACGACGTGATCGACCGCCTGCGGGCACGCGTCGAGCACAACGTCAAGATGGCTACGCACCTGATCGCAAGCGACGGCCGCATTACGGTGCAGGGCGATCTCGAGCAGCTGACCATCAAGGACGGCGTGAAGGCAACGGTGAAATTCAGCAGCGCGGCCCCGAACCTGCATGACCTCTACGACGCCCAGGGCAAGGCCGTGCTGCTCGTCGTGGCCAACCCCGCCGAGCACACGGGTGGAATCGATGAGGTGCGCGGCGAATCTGACCAGCGCGGCCTTGATCTCGGCCGTGAGTACACGGACAACGATGGCGACGGCATGGACGGTCCGCCGGACGACGACGTCGTCGACGCCGAGCTCCGGCCGGTGCCGCAACTCGGCGACGGCCCCACGCAAGCCCAGCTCGACGAGCAGTTCGCTGCAGGCCGCGAAGCGGCTGCAGCCGGCAAGCCGGAAAGCGAATGCCCGGTGATGCGCGGTGAGCTCTGCATCGCGTGGGTGAAGGGATGGAAGGCGTGGCATGAAGAGCAGTCCGCAAGCGAGCCGCTCTACGCGGAGGCCGAGGCGTTCGTGATCGCCGGCCAGCGCGCCTCGGTGTCCGCGTTGCAGCGCCACCTGCGCATCGGTTACAACCGCGCCGCACGAATCATGGAGATGTTGGCGCAGAACGGCGTGATCAGCCAGCCCGACGAGAAGGGCAACTACAAGGTTCTCAAGCCGCGGGATGGCGAGGAGGCAGCGTGAAGCTGACGGGGATTTATGTACAGAATGTGCTCGGGGTACGCGCCGCCGACGTGCGACTCGGCCAGACCGTCGCCCTCTTCGCCGGCCCGAACGGCGCCGGCAAGAGCAGTCTGCAGGAATGTGTCCGGATGGCGCTGACCGGCGACACCGTGCGCGTGAAGCTCAAGAAGGAATATGGCGCGCTCGTCACCGAGGGCGCCGACTCCGGACAGATCGTCGTCGAGAGTGGGCCACACGCGAACAGCATCGTGCTGCCCGCCGGAAAAGCGAAACGCTCGATTACCGACGATCCGCGCCTGCCGCTGGTGCTCGACGCGCAGCGCTTCGCGATGCTCAGCCCTGCGGATCGCCGCGCGTTCCTCTACGACCTGATGGGCGTGAAGATCGGCGTTGACCAGATGCGTGCGCGGCTGCTCGACAAGCTTGGTTTGCGCACCAATGCAATACCGGAGCCGACCGCAGCGCGACTCGCGGCGATAACACCAATGCTTCGCGCCGGCTTCGAGGCCGCTCACAAGGAAGCGGCAGCTCGGGCACTCGGCGGCAAGCAGGCGTGGCGCACTGAGACTGGCGAAACGTACGGCAGTCAGAAGGCCGCGACGTGGCGCCCGGCGGCGGTCGAGTTCGACGAGGCCGCGCTGCGCAAGCTCGTCGCCGACCGAGAAGCGATCGACGATCAGATCGGCGAGATGCAGCAGCAGATCGGCGCGGCTGACGCGGCGCACACCGCAGCACGCTCGCGCGCTGCGAAGGTGACCGATCTGCGCACGCGTGCTTCCGGCTACGCCAAGGCCGTCGAGTTGCAGCAGCTCGCCGACCAGCAACTCGCAGAGTTCGAGTCGCAGGTCGAGGCGCTTCGCGCACGCGCCGGCGTGGTGCCGGCCGGCACCGAATGCGCTTGCCCGGAGTGCGGCGCCCTGCTGCGCTACCTCAATGGCGTGCTGATGGCCGCCGCCGCAGCCGGCGTGAGGGACGACGAGGCAATAGCGAAGCTGCCCGAGTATGAGAAGTCGCTGACGACGCTGCGAAACGCCGCCGCAAACCGGAAGCGCGACGCGGATGCGGCAGACAGCGCGGCGCAGCAACTGCGCGCGCTGGAGGATGACACCGAGAACAGCGGCGCGGCCGACGTGCAAGAGAGCGGCGACGCCGCGCGCGCTGAGTTAGACACGCTGCTGAATCGGCGTAAGCAGCTTGACACCGACATCACGACCGCGCGTGAAATCGAGCGGCGCGCTGCCGGCTCTGCCGATCAGGCGAAACGCGCCGCCGCACTGCATGACGACGTCGCCGCATACGAGGCGATCGCCGACGCGCTCGCGCCGAATGGCATCCCAGCGGATCTGCTGCGGGAGGCACTGGTGCCCATCAACGAGGAACTGGCAGCGCTCGCGAAGATGTCCGAGTGGGCCGACGTCACGATCACGCCGGAGATGGAGATTCTGGCCCGGGGGCGCGCATACGCGCTGTTGTCCGAATCCGAGCGCTGGCGCGTTGATGCGCACCTCGCTGCCGCAATCGCCCACTTCTCGGGCCTGAAGTTGCTCGTGCTCGATCGCGCCGACGTGGTCATCAGCGAGGAGCGGAACCGGCTGTTCTACTGGCTCGACGATCTCGCCTATCTCAACAAGATCGACACGGCGCTCGTGTTCATGAGCCTCAAGGCACCACCGAGCGGGCTTCCACCCAGCATCGAAACATTCTGGGTCGAGAAGGGTCACGTCACCGCGGCGCAACCGCAAGCAAATCGGGAGGCGGCATGATTGAAGCAATCGATGGCGACCAGATCATCCGCCACCTCGGTACGGTCACTGAAGCGACTGCGAAAGCGATCGCCGCGGCAATCGGCGCCGAACACCTGCTGGTGTCGAAAGCGTTGAACCGCCTGCACAGCTCCGGCGCGATAGAGCGCGGAAAGCGCCCTGGCGGCGGCGTCGGGTACGTCTACTGGCTCGCGCGCAGCGAGCCGGCGCCAGCCCTCAAGGAAGCACCCGTAGTCGTGCCCTCGCTCGTCGGGCAGGGTGCGAAGGTTGCGCTTGTAGACGAAGTGCATGCGGATTCGCCCCCCGTCGTCGACCTGCCCGCTCCGGCCAACTTCCGCTGCACTGTACACCCCGTGGTGGCGGACGGTGACGCCGGCCCGGAACCGTCCGACGCCGTTCGCGTCACCCAGCTAGTTGCCGATGTCGCGCGCCTGATCGTCGAACGTGACGACGCGCTCGCGGTGGCGGAGAAGTGGCGCGCAAACTGCGCGGCGCTCGAAGCACGCATCGACGAATTGACGATCGGACCGATCGGCGCCCAATCGCCCCTGTTCGTCACGATCGGCCGTGACGCGAAGCCGATGCGTCACAGGTCGCTCGACAAGGCGAAAAAGCGCGGCTCGGCACTGGTACGCAGCGCTCGCGAATCGGAGGTGCTGGTGCTGGAGCCCATCGGACGGATCGTACGCGGGACCGAGTGGCAATTTCATGGAGCGTCGACGCCCGTAAATGGAGGTTCTGCCGATGAATAACCAGGACAACGGCCAGTGGGCAATCGTCGAACTGTTCGGCCACCAACGCATCGCTGGCCGTGTGAGCGAACAAACTATCGGCGGCTGCGCCTTCGTCCGCGTCGATGTGCCGGCATTCGAAGCCGCTGGCAATCAGCCGTCGACACAAGCCTTCACGAAGCTCTACGGACAGGGCGCGATTTACGCGATGAGCTTCGTCGACGAGCCGACAGCAAAGATGGTCGGTCGTCAGCTGCGCGTGCAGCCGATCGACACGTACGAGTTACGCCGGGCGCTCCAGGATCTGCCCGCGCTAGGCGCGTCAGCGCAAGGCGACATGTACGACTCCGACGACGATAGGCCGTTCTGATGGCCCTTCCATAGAAACAACTGAATAGTCCCTCCGAGTAATTGACCGCGCCCGACTGGCGCCCTTCGCAACATTTTATGCAGTACCTATCAAGGAGATTTCGACGTGAACTCAATTCTTAATCCGAGCGCGGTCCCGACCGTCATCGGCACTCCGTGGGAAGGCGGCTTCTATGCCGGCCTCATCAGCTACAAGGGCGACGTCTACGCCCAGGTTGTTGCGCCGAAGTCCGAAGGGCAACTGCCCGGCAAGCACGAATGGGGCAAGTACGGCACCGAGATTCCGGGCGCGGCGAGCTTCTTCGACGGCTTCGCAAACACACGCGCCATGGCCGAATCCGGCCTCGTCATCGCCGAGCGCGTGCTGAAGCTTCGCATCGGTGGTTTCGACGACTGGCATATCCCGGCGCGCGACCAACTCGAACTCGGCTACCGCGGCTTCAAGCCGACCGCCGAAGACAACTGGGTCTACCGCAACGGCGACAACCCGAGCAGCGTGCCGGTCGGCTACCCGTACACGATCCACCTGCCTGGCCAGACCGATGTCGAACTGTTCCGCGACGGCGCGACCGAAGCGTTCGACGACGAGTGGTACTGGTCGTCGACGCAGTTTTCGGCCGACCTCGCCTGGTACCAGGGCTTCGATGATGGCAGCCAGGGCAGCGCGGGCAAGGACCTCAAGGGTCGCGTCCGCGCCTTCCGCAGCATCAAGATTTAACCATTCAATCATTTCGACGGCATCGGCCGATCGACCGCATCCGAGAGGACCAGATGGGCGAAATCATCATTCCCTTCCACGGCGGCAAGCTCGTTGTGCCGCATGAAGCAGCTGCGCGCGCGTGGCTGGACAAGGTGCTCGCAGCAAGCGACGCATCCGCAACCACGACCGCCATCGCCGTTCCCCGCATCGGTGAATACTGGGACGGGCAAGGTGGCATCTATGCGGGTGCGATGCCGCTCGAAGATGGCGGCATCGCACACCGGATCGTCTCGATCGACGAAGCCGAAGATTTCGAATACGGGGGCTATGACCATACCGTGGCCGGCGCGGACAGCAAGCTCGATGGCCTCGCGAACACGCAGGCCCTGCTCTCGGATTCGAAGGAGCACCCGGCCGCGAAGTGGTGCGCCGATTACGCGAAGGACGGTCACAGCGACTTCTATCTGCCGGCACAGCGCGAACTGTCGCTCGCGTGGGCAACGGTCGCGACCGTATTCGGCCCGCACTGGTACTGGTCGTCGACGCAGTTTTCGGCCCACGACGCCTGGTACCAGAACTTCGGTGGTGGCTACCAGAGCCACGCGTACGAGTACGACGAGGGTCGCGTCCGCGCCTTCCGCAGATTGAACTTTAGCCTTTAATCCTTTCGTCTCATGGCCGCCGCCAGCAACCTGCCCATCTACAAGGTCGCATACGACCTGTTCGGTGTCGTCACGGACGCGGTTCGAAACATGCCGCGCGACGTGAAACAACTCGTCGGTTCTCGCGTCGCGACGGAAGCGATGGACATCGTGACGTTGATCTTCCGCGCGAACGCTGCGACCAACAAGGTACCGCACCTGAATGAACTGCTCGAACGGCTCGAAGTGATCAACCTGCTGCTGCGACTCGCGCGTGACAAACGAATGATCTCGACAAAGCAATATGCCGCCGCGATCGCGCTCACGGATCAGGTCGGCAAGCAGGCAGGTGGATGGCGAAAGCACTCCGCATCGTCGCCCGCTGTGTCACGGTCAAGGCCGTGACACCTGTGCGATTTTTTTGATCTGGTCTCGCCGCTTTCTTACAAGGAAACCGCCATGCGCAAGACGGAAACCATCTGCCGGCGTGCAGTAAGGTCCGGCGCAGTTACCGCGCTGATCGGCAGCTGCCTTCGGCCCGGTGACGTAGATAGCGAGATACGACGCAGTTTTCGGCCAACAACGCCTGGAACCAGAACTTCGATGATGGCAACCAGAACAACGCGAACAAGAACAACAAGGGTCGCGTCCGCGCCTTCCGCAGATCAATTCGATGCAGAGGACCTCCTTTCACGGGAGGAGTTGACGTTCGCCTACTTCGACTGTCGCGAGACGAAGCGAAACACGCGCAGCGCGCTTGAGTTCGAACAGAATCTTGAGCGCAACCTCGGCGAACTCTACGATATGCTGATCGACGGCTCGTACCGTCCGGGTCGCTCGATCTGCTTCGTCGTCACGCGCCCGAAGCCGCGTGAGGTGTGGGCCGCTGACTTTCGCGACCGCATCGTCCATCACCTGCTGTATAACCGGATCGGCCGGCGCTTCGAGCGCGCGTTTATCGCCGATTCGTGCGCCTGCATCAAGGGACGCGGCACGCTGTATGCCGCTGAGCGCCTTGAGAGCAAGGTGCGGTCCATTACGCAGAACTGGACGCGCAGAGCGCATTACCTGAAGCTCGATCTCGCGAACTTCTTCGTCAGCATCGACAAGCGCGTGCTGCTCGATCTGCTGGTGGCGAAGATCCCTGAGCCGTTCTGGCGCGCGCTGACCGAGACCGTGCTGATGCACGATCCACGGGCCGACTTCGCCTACCGCGGCGACCCGGCGCGGATGAATCTCGTGCCGCCGCACAAGCGCCTGCTCGGTCAGCAGGCACACCTCGGCTTGCCGATCGGCAATCTGTCGTCGCAGTTCTTCGCGAATGTCTATCTCGACGTGCTCGACCAGCATGCGAAGCACCAGCTGCGCGCGCGGCACTACATCCGGTACGTCGACGACTTCGTGTTCCTGCATGAGTCGGTCGACTGGCTGAACGCGGTGCTCGCCGACGTGACAGCGTTCCTGCCTGAACGCCTCGGCGCGCAGATCAATCCGCGCAAGACGATCCTGCAGCCGATCGACCGCGGCGTCGACTTCGTCGGCCAGGTCATCCAGCCATGGCGGCGCGAGACGCGCAAGCGTACGCGCAACGAGGCGCTGAGCCGGGTTGCCGCAACGCCGGCCGCCGACCTGATGCAGGTCGCGAACTCCTATTTCGGGCTGCTACGGCAGGCGAGCGCCAGCCATCACGACCGCGCGCTGCTCGCGAACGTTGTGCGCGATCGCGGCCGCGCTGTCGATGCGGCGTTCACGAAGACCTATCGGGGTTCTGTCGCGCAGCAGCCGACGAAGCCCTGACCGCCTGACTACCGCATAGAGGAAACGATGAGCCGCCAAATCGACATTTTCGCCGCCGGCGCGCAGCGCTTACAGATGACGGAATCGATCGAGCTGACAATCCAATCGATGCAGGCATATGGTCCCGAGCATGATCATTGGGGTATCGCATGGTCCGGCGGTAAGGACAGCACCGCGACGCTGACTATCCTCTGCTGGCTTCTCGATACCGGCAAAATCGCCCGGCCGAAGACGCTGACCGTGTTCTATGCCGACACGCGGCAAGAACTCACGCCGCTCGCGATCTCGGCCGAGCGAATCATGGACGAGCTGCGTGACCGCGGCATCACGATCGAGGTCGTACGTGCGCCGCTCGACAAGCGGTTCATGGTGTATATCCTTGGCCGTGGCGTCCCGCCGCCGAACAACAACACGCTACGTTGGTGCACGCGCCAGATCAAGATCGATCCGATGGAAGAAGCGCTGCGTCAACGCCTCGACGGCATTGATGGCGGGATTCTGATGATCACCGGCGTGCGCCAGGGCGAAAGTGCGATCCGCGATCGCCGCATCGAAATGAGCTGTGGAAAGGATGGCGCCGAGTGTGGCCAGGGCTGGTACCAGCAAGTGCTCCCGAACGCGCGCGGCCTGCGAGGCCGCATCGCCACGCTCGCACCATTGCTCCATTGGCGTGTCTGTCACGTTTGGGAATGGCTGCGCCACTGGGCGCCGGAAGAACAGTTCGGTGATTGGTCGACGCGCGCCATCGCGGATGCATACGGCGGCGACGAGGCGGAAGAATTGAACGCGCGCACTGGCTGTATCGGCTGTCCGCTAGCGCAGGAAGAAAAGGCGCTGGAAACGGTGCTGCGCAGCCCGAACTGGTCATATCTCGCGCCGCTTCGCGGCATCAAACCGTTGTGGCGAGAGTTGCGTGAGCCTCAATACAGACTACGGAAACCCGGCCTGGAAAAGCTGAAAGACGGTAGCACCGCCAAGAATCCGCAGCGCCTCGGGCCGCTCACGTTCGAGGCGCGCCTGATGGCGCTCGATCGCATCCTCTCGATTCAGGACGAATGCAATCGAGCCGCGCGCGCGACGGACCGCCCTCTCATCAACCTGATCGATGACGAAGAAGAGGCGCGGATCCGCGCACTGATCGCCGCAGAAACGTGGCCGCAAGGCTGGGAAGGCGACGAGCCGACCGGCGATATTCCACTCGACATCGTCTATGCCAACGGCGCGGTTCAGCCGCTCCTGTTCGGAGCCGACTGACCGCCTAGCCAACAAGGACCCAACCATGGACAAGAAATACGGCGGCTACACGGCCGACGAACTGCGCGAGTTCATCGCGGACAGCGAATTCAATAGCGAAGGACTCGATTCGCTCTTTGGCGATGACGCGGTCAGTGCGAATGTCATCCGCGATCTGCTCGACGCTCTCTCCGCTCCAGCAGAGGCAAAGCGCGGCACCGACGCGCAAATCCTGTTCGAGCGAAAGTTGACGTGCGAGGCGATCAACGGCGCGATGGCCTTCGGCTACCAGAATACGAACCCGCCACCGAGCGACGATGAGTGGCTTGCGCCGTACTGGAAAATCGGCCGCGAGCGTGCGGAAGCAGAGGCGACGCAAGCTGTAGCGGTTCCGGAAGGCTGGATGCAAGGCGTCGAGGCAGTCGCGCGCATGCTCGACAAGAAGGCCGACGACTACGCCAACGAACATGGGCACGTCGATCCTGATACCGGTGCCATGGAATTTGGCACCGGCCATCGTGCGCTGGCGAAATTGGAATACTGGTCAGAGTTGAGCGAGCTTGCCGAGGAAGTACGCGCCATGCTCGCCGCCGCTCCGCAGGCTCCAGTAGCAGATGCTGAGTGGGCCGAGCCGGTGGCGTGGCAACCAATAGAGACTGCGCCTCGCGGAGCAAAGGGCTATTGCTGGATGAATCTGGCGTGGGGACCTGAAGGTGACAAATCAACAGGCGTCGGCATGCGTTGGGGTGACAGGTTCTTCTCTGCCGCCTCCTTCTATTGCTCTGGCCAGGAGAAGCTTTACGAATTCCGGGAATTCGAGGTGAAGCCGACGCATTGGATGCCGTTGCCTCCTGCACCAGACGCCGCTCCCGCGCAGCAGGCGGTATCGCTGACGGACGATGCGCGGGATGCGGCGCGGTGGCGAATGAACCTCAAATTGATGGCGCGCAAGCACTCTCGGCAGAGCATCGCAGAAGTCGTTGCTGTGGTCGACGCCGCCCTGCAATCCCATTCCCATTCCGAAGGAGAGGCGTGATGGGTAAGCCGCTCAGTGGAAAACGCGCTTTCGAGGCGATGGGCCGGCGCGCATCGGCAACCGGTTTGCCGCTGCTCCTTAAGAGAATGGAGCGACTTGGCTGGCCAAGGTGGGCGCGCGAAGCGTATGCGCGAGGCTGGATTCAGCAACAGACGAGCCGCCAACGGACTGAACGCATCGTGCAAACTTTCGTCGATAAGTCGGTCAGGGATGGCATTTCGCTCAAGGTTACCGTGGATCGGTTTTTAGCCGATATGCGCGAAGGAGATCAGCAATGAGGCTGACCGACGAACAACGCGAGGCGATTGACTGCGCCATCCGCGTCATGTGGGGGCATGGCCGGCATGAGCATATGCATAGCCTCGATGTGTTGCGGGCATTGCTCAACGCCGCACCGTCCGATGCGATGCGCGCATCAAGCGTATTGACAGAAACACAAATGGCGAAGATCGCGCACGACTGTTCAAAGGAAGTGAATGCATGCCCCGGCACGAACATGTGGCAGTGCGCTTACATGGCTGTCGAAGAAACACTGAAGACCCTCGCAGAGGGCCACTCTCATATGTGGATCGCGGAAGTCTGTGAAGATGTTGACGGCTACAAACACATCGAGGCCGTCATAGAGAACTTGGACGATATGCCAAAAGGTATGAAGCTCTACGGCACTCCCGCCTCCGACGCTGCGGTAGCGCAGGAAGGATGGAAACTAGTGCCGATCGAGCCGACGCAGGAAATGACCAACGCTGGGCTCTATCAGTCTAGCCACGACATGGAGTGGGCCGACCTCTATAGCGCGTGGAAGGACATGCTCGCCGCCGTCCCTACGCCTACCGTCGCCGACGCTTTGGTAGCGCCGGGCATTCCGGTCGAGTTGTTGAGCGTGCAGGAGACGATCGAGAGTGGCGATGGCTTCTGGCGATCATGCTCCGGGTGCCACGCGACAAACGAAGGCGCGGAGACTGGGCTCTATCCCTACAGCAGCATCCTGAAATGCTATCTGGGCAGCGGCTGTTCGGAGTGCGGCGGTATTGGCGCCGTGTGGGACAACACCGACTACGGGGCAATGGCCGATGCAATGCTAGCCGCCCCTGCGCCTACCGTCGCCGACGCTGCGGTAGCGCCAATTGACGAGAGCGTAGCGTTCCAGGCATGGGCAGATCGAAGAATTTTATACAGCAAGAGCGAAGCGTGGCAGGCATGGCAAGCCAGAGCAGTCATGCAATTCCATTCCCATTCCGAGGGGGAGTCACAGTGAAGCTGACCCACGAACAACGCATCGCAGAAGGCTGGCTCTTGAACTGGATGGGTGACTTCGATGTCGTTATGCCTTCGGCTGCCTTCGACGCGCTGCGAGACAGACTCGCCGCCCATCCCGTCGCCGACGCTGCGGTAGCGTCTGAACCCGATTGTTGGGCAATTCTCACGCCGAACGGTTCGCGCCTTGTATCACCCGACGAAGCTAAGGGAAGACGCGACGCCTACCCGCTATATCGCGCCGATGCCATCAAGAGCGCGTGGCGACGCGGCTATACGGCTGGCTGGAATGGTGACCGTGAAGCTGTGGCGCCCACCATCGCTGACGCTGCGGTAGCGCCAAACGAACATTGCAACCTGTGCGAACAGACGTATGACCCCGCGTGCCAAGAGTGCCATACGAGCAGCATGGCGACTCGGTTGACCGAGCAGAACGCGATCATTCGTGATTTGCAGAAGGCGCTTGCGTACTGGATGCCAAAGGCATTTGACGATCGCTCATCGCACGACGCGTACCTGCTGATCGGATACGACGGCGAGGATGAAGTCGGCTATTGGGAGCAGCGTGAGGCAGCGCAGCCCGACGAGCGCGCGGCGTTCGAGGCGTGGTGGGTGCGTGACGTGCCTGAATCTCACCGCCAATATGCCCTCCAGAACCTTCAGCAGTCCCGCTTTGGAGATGGGATCTATGGAAGCAGGCGCGCGCAAGATGCTTGGATCGGCTGGCAAGCCCGCGCCACCGCACCGCAATCCGGGGAGAAGGACGGGGAGCAGGCGGCGTGGGTCGCCCTCACTGACGAGGATCGAAAAGCAGCATTTGAATCGCTTCCTGACATGCTCGAAGGCTTCATGAAAAAGTGGGGATGGCTGAACTTCGCCAAGGAAATCGAGCGTCGCTGCATGGAGAAGAACGCCCGCGCAGCAGTAACGCAAGCCGGTGCGACGCTGACGGGTGAGCAGATCGTTGAGTGGTGCGCTGATTTCTCCAGCGCAAACGACTTGGATTCGCGCACCGAACATCGCCTTGCGTATGCACTTCGAGGCCTCTTCGCAGCCCATCCCTCTACCGGAGAGGGTGAGCCGCGAGAGAACGTCCAGCACCTCGGGTCCCAGCCGCGCCAGCCATACGCATGGCGCGACACCGGGGCGCTCGAAACGGGAGAGGCGGGATGAGCCGAAAACTGAAGGAATCGCTTCCTGACGGCGAATACTGGGCCACGTGTCGCGAGCGAAACGAAATCGCCGCGGCGCTGAACGGACACAGCAAAGTCTTTCCACAGGCACGTGTAATCGTCAAAGACGGTTGGGCGAGCTTCTATCGCGATGGCGTTGAAGTGTGGGCGTGCAATCCGGTGTATGCGAAGTCGAACTTCGACATCGCACCGATCAAGTGAGGTGGGAAATGGCAGGCAACAATGTTACTGACCTTGCAAAAAGATTGCGTAACTTTGCTGGCATACAACTCAGAGACTGCCGCGAAGCAGCGTTACTGATCGAGCAGCAGGACGCAGTGATTCAGCAGTTCTCGGCCACGCTGGAATCGCTACGCAATCAGGTCGAGGATCTGAAGCGGAACGCGCCCAAAGACGCTAAGCGGTATCGGTGGCTGCGGGAGCAATCCAGCGACCCGAGCGTGGTACCGCGCATCGAAGCAACCCGATGGACCGAACTCGATGAGTCTGTGAATGAAGGTGAAGGATTGCGCATGGAGGCGCTCGACGCCGCCATCGACGCCTTACCGCAATCCCACTCCAACGGAGAAGCGGGATGACAGAACCCGAAGAAAGTTGGGACGAGCCCGAGCCGGAATACTTCGACGAAGGCTATGTGGACGGCTGGAATACCGCCATCGACGCCATCGGAGCAAAGTAGCATGAGCACCCGCACCCTTCTCGAAATCAATCACGACTTCCTGCACAACCTGCGGCGGCATCCCGAGATCCTTGGCGAAATCATGGCCGAGTTGGTCGGGAGCGTACATGGTGCGGCACTCAACGAGGCGAATAGCCGTGGCCATGCGCTTGACCTCGGACACGGCGTGCGGCTCGTGTTGCAGCGGCACCACTCAAATGACGCGAGCGTCAAGACAGAATACGCCGAGGTGAGACTGTGAACGAATCCCCCATCCTCTTCAGCGGACCGATGATCCGCGCGATCCTCGACGGCCGCAAGACGCAGACCCGTCGCCCGATGACACCGCAGCCGTCATTCGATGACCGCGGGCTGCTCTGGTGGCACTCGTCCAAGCATACGGGCAGCGCCTGCACCGAGCCCGTCGGCGTGCCCTCTGATGCGTGGCTTGCAAAGTGCCCGTATGGCGTTATCAGTGACCATTTATGGGTGAGAGAAACCTATGTCGCCTACGGCCGGTGGGAAACGCGCTTCAGCGAGAAGAAAGGCCGCGACGAGTGGCACTTCGTCGATCTGACGCTGGAGACCGGACGCGAGTATCGCTTCGACGGCGCTCTGCCGAACGCGCGCCGCGACAGCGTCACGCCGACATGGTGGCGCCGGCCGTCGATCTTCATGCCGCGCGTAGCCTCGCGTATCACGCTTGAGGTCGCCGGCGTCCGTATCGAGCGATTGCAAGCCATCAGCGAGGCCGACGCGCTCGCCGAGGGTATCTACCTCTTCCCGGGCGACGGCGGCGGCTACAAAACCGCGAGCGGCGAGCAGGAATACGACACGGCGGTCGAAGCCTATCGGCATCTGTGGGATGACCTCAACGCTGCGCGCGGCTACGGCTTCGACGTGAATCCGTTCGTGTGGGTGATTGAGTTCAGGAGGATCCAGCGATGAGCGATACATTCCTTACTGCTGATGAGGTTGCTGAACTCACCGGCGTTCGTACCGGCCGGCGCGGAAAGACACGTGAGCAATTGCAGGTCGAATGGCTGCGTACGTCCGGCATTCCATTCTGGACTAACGCGCGCGGCCGGCCGATCATCGCGCGCGCCGCCATCGAGGGGCGCCAGTCGACTGACGAGCCACCTCGGAAGAAGTGGCAACCGAAAGCGCTGGCGTTAGGGTGAGATCATGGGCCGAAAGCCGACCAAAAATCTAAATTTGCCGCCACGTATGCGCGCGCGGAAGCGTTGGAACAAGACCAATTACTACTACGATTGGGGCGGCAAGCCTCGGCGCGAAGAGCCGCTCGGCTCCGACTTCGTGCTCGCCATTAAGAAGTGGGCAGAGATCGAAGGGGCGCAAGTCCCGAAGCAGGCATTGGCGACATTCAAGGATGCGGCAGATCTCTATGTTCGCGAAATTCTGCCGACGAAAGCACCTCGCACGCAGGTCGACAACCTCAAAGAGTTGGTTTTCCTGCTTGAGTTCTTTGAGGGAGACGCTCGACTCGATGAGATCGAGCCGGTTCACATCAAGCAGTACATGCGCTGGCGCCACCAGAAGGCCCTCACCTGGTATGCCAAGAAGAAGCGCACGCCGCCGCCGAAGGCCGGACACGTGCGGGCGAATCGTGAAATCGCCCTGTTCAGTCACATCTTCAACAATGCGCGCTCGATCGGCATGACCGCAGCGGCGAACCCCTGTCTCGGCATCGAGAAGAATACCGAAACTGGACGCGACGTCTACGTCGAAGATGATCTTTTCACACGGTTATACGAGCAGGCCGATGAGCCGACGCGCGATGCAATGGACCTTGCCTATCTGGCTGGCCAGCGCCCACAGGACACGCTCAACTACGATGAGCGTGACATAAAGGACGGCTTTCTCTTTATCGGCCAGGGCAAGACCGGAAAGAAATTGCGCATGGAAGTCATCGGGGAACTGAAAGCAGTCATCGACCGCATCCGCGCACGCAAAACCGGATACAAGGTCGTGAGCACGGCGCTGGTGGTCAATGAGAAGGGCGAGCGCATGACGCTGGGCACCCTGCAGAAGCGGTTCAGCGCTGCGAGAACGCGCGCGGGAATCGCGACTGGCGACTTCCAGTTCCGCGACTTACGCGCGAAGGCCGGCACCGATAAAACAGACGCGACGGGCGATATCCGTCAAGCCCAAAAGCAACTTGGACACGGATCAATTTCGATGACCGAGCACTATGTCAGAAAGCGGCGCGGAGAGAAGGTCGGACCGACCAGATAG